AGAAGGGTGCAATTAAAATTATTAAAGAAGCAGAATTTAAAGGTAGTTGTGAAATAGTACAAGTTTTAGAAGGAGGTAAAGAATAATGAAAAAAAAAATGTGTACTTTGTGGAAAAGAATTTAATGGTTATGGAAATAATGCAGAACCTCTTAAAAAGGGTGTATGCTGTGATGAATGTAATCAAAAAGTTATATTAGAGAGAATTCTTTTATTAACTAAATAGGGAGGATAAAAATGAAACAAGTCATATTAATGAATTTTAAACCTAAGGAACTCCAAAAAATTTTAAGTGGTGAAAAAACAATTGAAATTAAAAAATCAATGCCTGTTAATAAACTCCCAATAGATGTTTATATTTATTGCTCAAGAGGGAAAGGAACAAAAAAATCGCCATCTTTATGTGCTACTCCTCATATAAATTGTAAAACTTTTGCTCCAATAACATATACATATAGTTTAAATGGATGGTACGAACCAAATTCATCACCCGTTCTTCAAATTTTAGATGGAAGAATTGTTGCAAAATTCACTTTAAAAGAAGTAGTTGGGTTTGAAATCGATAAAGAAATTGATACAATAAGACTTGATAATATTACTAAATTGTGTTTTGAAGAAAAATCACTAGAAGATATGACACAAATTAATTTTGAAGAAATGAAAAAATACTTGAATGGTAAAAAAGGTTATGTATGGTATATTGATAATCTTGAAATTTTTGATGAACAATTGAAATTAAATTGTTTTTGGGTTGAATGTGATTCTGAAACTGGTAAAGATTGCAAGCATTGTTCTTTTCTGGTTTGTGAAAATAATGAAAGTGTAGGTCATGAAGAATGGTGTAATAGTGAACACAATCATATGAGAAGATTGAAAAAAGCACCATCAAATTATCAATATGTATGGGTGGAAGAAAATGAATTTTAAAGAATTACACAAAGATATTGAAAAATATTTAGAAGATAATCACTATCATATTCATATGGGTTATTCAACTTATAGTGATTTTGATTTACTTTTTTTTCCAAATCAAGACTGTAAATTAGTTGGGAAAACAAAAGAAGTAATAATTTGTTTAGCACAAACTTATAGAGATGTTATATTAAAAGAAAAAATTATTTTATTTTTTCTTAAAGATGATAAAATTTGTAGGTCCGTTTATTATAATAAAAGTGAAAAGAATTTAGAAATAATTAAGGATATTTTAGAAAATGGAATCGATGATAGAAAATTTCCATTTGATTAATAGAATAAAATGAAAGAGGAAATAAAAACAATGAATTTTAGTGAAGTTTTATATGAAATGAGAAAAGAGAAAAAAGTAAAAAATGAATTTTCAAACAAACATGGATACTTATACATGTTTTTAGATAAAGAAAAAGGTATTATGATTAGAACTCTTAATGATGAAAGTGATGAAGTTTATGAAAATTTATCTACAGAAGAACTTTTATCAGAAAATTGGGAAATATATGAAGAGCCTAAAGGGAAACCTTCTTTGGGAGAGGTATATTATTATATTAATTCAAAAGGAGAGATAGATTTTAGCTATTACAGTGATAGAACTATAAATGATAAACGTCGTGTTTATAGTATTGGTAATTATTTTAAAACGGATGAAGAAGCTGACCATATGAGGGAGAAGTTAAAAATAATAAAAGAATTACAAGACCTTGCTTTTAAAGATAGTAATAAAAAAATTATTTGGGATGATTATAATCAAGATAAGTATTTTATATCTTATGATTGGTTGAATTTAGAAATTTTTATAGGCACGACAGAACGAGAAAGTTCATCTTCTTTTCAAACTTATTTCATTTCAAAAAAAGCATGTGAAGAAGCTATTGCAAAAATAGGAAAAGAACGACTTGAAAGATATTATTTTGATATAAAAGAAAAAGAAGAAATAAAATAAATCATGATATTAATTTACATACTTTTAAAAATCTGATATAATATATTTATAATAAATAAAGGAGAAAAAAGAATTATGATTTATTATATTGAAGTAAACAAAAATCCAAAAAAGAAAAGAACAGGAGATTGTTCAACCAGAGCATTATGTAATATATTACATATTTCATATGCAGATGCATTAAAAGAACAATGTGAAGCAAGTTTAAAAACAGGTTATGATATTACCTCCAGACAAACTGTTGATTATATCATGAAAAATCATGGATGGATAAAACAAAAACAACCTAAAACCATTTATAATGCAAAAGTAAAAATTTCAAATTTGGATGAAGCAATTGATTCAAAATATATAGATGAGGATGGTAAAGGTATATTAATTTCAACTAGAAAACATTGGACAGTTGTTAGGGATTATACAGTTGAAGATACATGGGATTGTAGAGATTACTGCTGTGGAATTTATTATACTAAAGAAAATTAAAAGCACTCTCAAAGAAAACGAAATTTAAAAAGTAATATATTTATTCATTCGTTTTCTTATAGAAAGGAGAATTAAATGAGTATATATGAAAAGCTATTTAATTGGCAACAAAAAATAGTAAATAAATATAAAGATAGAACTGATTTTGGAATTTGGTTGGATATGGGGTTAGGTAAAACTCCCATATCCTTATCCTTTGCAGAAATTAATAATTGTTCAAAAATATTAGTAATTACAATAAATTCAAAAATTGAAGATAGTTCAATTTCAGGCTCTTTTGCAAATTGGGTATTGAACTCAAATATTAAATATAATTTACATTATAAAACAGATAAAGAATTTAATTTTAAAAATAATGAGAATGATTTCTTTATTGTTAATTACGAATACTTATTTAAAAGAAAAAAAACAAATGAAAGAAATTCAATTGAGTTAAGAAAAGAAATAACAGAGTTTATTAATTCTTGTAAAGGTCATAATTTAGCTATTATAATTGATGAATCCCATAAAATGAAAGACCAAAATTCAACCCAAACAAAATGTATAAATAAAATTAAAAAGTTAGCTTTACTTAAAGCCTCAAATGTTTATTCTTATTTATTAACTGGAACTCCATTTACACAAGGTTATATTGATTTATATTCTCAATTAAAGTTCTTAGGTTATGAATCTTCTAAACAAGATTTTAAAGATGCCTTTTGTATCATTGGAAATTTAAAAGGACTTATGGGATGGCAACAACCAATTGTAGGTTACAAAAATATTGATGGATTATATAGAGTCATTCATCGATATGCTATTACAATTCAAACGGATGAGGTTGAGGATTTACCAGACCAAGTGCATATTTCAATTAAACAAAAGGAATCTGATTCATTTAACTTATTTATACATGAAAAAATTAAAGGTAAAGAAATAAAGAAAGAACTTGAAAAGAGAAATATATTATTTGATTTAAATAAATATAATACAGACACTTTAATAAATAATCCTTTTTATCGGAATATTGATTATCCTGAACAGAAATATGTAGCAGATACGCCTGGAAATTTTTGGTTAAGAGCTCGTCAATTATCAATAGGCTTTCAAGGAAATTCAGAAAATTATTATTGGTATGATAGAACTAGATTAAAAGAATTAGAATTCTTTTTAGAAAATAATCCAGATAATTATGTACTATTTTATAATTATACACCGGAATTGTATGAGATATTTGATATTTGTGAAAAATTAAAATACAATGTTGATATATTTTCAGGAGAAATAAAATCTTTATATTTTTATGAAAAATATCAATCCCAATCCCCCGAAAAAAAATTTATAAATAAAAAAAATATAATATTAGCAAACTTTGCAAGTGGTTCAACCGGTAAGAATTGGCAAGAATATAATAAATGTATTATATTTTCAATGCCATTTTATAAAGACTATGCTCAAGGAATTAAGAGGATTCATCGAGTTGGACAAAAAGAAACAGTAATTTATTATCATTTTTATCAATCTAATTTTTTAGATTATGGAATGAAAAAAGCATTAGATGAAAATATAGATTATAATATAAATATGTTTCAAAGCGATTTAAAGAATAATGATAATTTATTAAATAAGACTTAAAATTGTCATTCTTTGAATTTTTAAATAAAACTAATATAAATTATAATAGTATTTTTAAAAGTTTAAAAATGATATGATTTTAAGTCTCAAATTAAAAAGGAGAATTTTATGAAAAAAGTATTAAAAGAAATTTTATTTTGGACATGGTGTTTACCCCAAACTTTATTAGGATTTATTTTAAAGATTTTATTTAAAGGAAAAAGAAATTACGAGCCAGCAATAGTGTTTGATAAATTTGATAATATTACTTATTATGATTGTAATTTAAGCTCTGGTTCAATATCACTCGGAAAATATTTATTAATATGTAAAGGTCATTCTTCAAATACTCAAATAATTAAACACGAATATGGTCATCAAAAACAATCATTTATCTTAGGTCCTTTATATTTATTAATTATTGGTCTTCCCTCACTATTATGGGCGAATATATTTTGGAATCCTAAAAAACATAATTATTATTGGTTTTATACTGAATCATGGGCGAATAAATTAGGAAATGTAAAAGAATATGAGTAAATTAACTCCTGAAAAAAAAGTTCAAAATAAAATTATATCTTATGTTAAAGAATTACAAAATAAAGGAATCAACATTGATTATGAACGAAGACAAGCAGGAGGATTTAATTATCAAAAAGGTAAACCTGATTTATTTATTGTTCTTGAAGGAATTCATATTGAAATAGAAGTTAAAAAGCAGGGAGGTAAAACTACTCCTCTTCAAGATAAATTTGCAGAAAAATGTAAAAGAATGAATTGTTTATATTATTTAATAGATGATGTTGAATATTTTAAAAATTTAATATTAAATTTAATTAACTTATATTCTAAATCGTCGATATAAGAAAACGAAATTTAAAAAGTAATATATTTATTCATTCGTTTTCTTATAGAATAAAATAAAAAGAAGTATTCTATATAGAAATACTTCTTTTTTAAAGGGAAAATGGAAAAATTATGAAAAACATTTAATGCTAATCACTAAATGTGATTTGCCCACAAGTTAAACTCCAAGTTTGATTTCCTGATTCTTGACCGAATTCTTGTCTTGGAATTTTGATAAAATAACAATCTACGCAGTTCGCAATTTCATTACCTTGATTATCAACTAATGATAAGTTAACTCCATCATAATCTGTGCCTGATTGATAATATATATTTACTATTTTCTTAAACTTAGCTACTCTATCTGAAAGTTGATTTAATGATATTTCTGCTTTTCCGACTCTACTTAAATTCTTATCATGAACCCATGAGCCAGTTGCATCACCTTTAGTACTAAACATATCATTATCTAATTCAACAGCGAATGTATCTAAATATGAACCTTCTCCACCAACAACTAAACTTTCACTTCCTGTTAAACCTAAAATTGTTGCTAATTCAGATGGAAGAGTGATTGCTAATGTATAATTAGCTAAACTATATCTTGCCATAATTTACCTCCTTTAAATTACTTCACCGTTAATAACTACTTTACGTATGCCATAACTATCTGCTAAAATTACATAAATATATGGAGCTTTATGTTCTTGTTTATCTTCATCTGTTAATGATGATAAAGGTAGAATTGTAATTTTAAATCCTTGTGTTAATGCAGTACCTTGAGTTATTAAAGTATATGTTTTATTATTATAACTTAAAGTTAAATCTGGGTTTGTCCAATATTTTTCAGTTGTTAAATAACCACATGTGATGTATCTATTTAATTCTTGAGAAATTGAACTATATAAAGCAGTTATTGCTGAATTTCCTTTTATTTTTTGACTTAATGTATTAAATACACGTTGTGATAAAGTTTGATGTAATACAATTAATGAAAATTTATTTACTAAATCTTCACCAGAGGTAAGATTACCACCAACATTTCTAACACTATTTGCAATTTCAATTGTCATATTTGCATTATTACTTAATACATCTTTTACTATTGCATTTAAATTATCGGGATAACCAGTAACATCTAATGATTCTTTTGTATATGCATAATCTTGAACTGTATTAATTCCATAGAAATCAATTCTACTTAAATATGCACCAATTGTCATTTCACATCCAGTTTGTTTTGTTAAATCACCAACTTTTAATGCAAAATTATCAACAGATGGATTAGCATATTTTGATGTATTTCCTGTGAATTCAGTATATCCAATTGCGCCTAAGAATAATTTTTGAGCAACTCCATAACTAGTTGTTTGAGCATTATATTTTTGAGCTAATGCTAATGCAACTTCAGCAGAAGCTCCAACTTTTGCAGTATCACATAATCCAATTACTATTTCTTCTTCAGCTAAATTATTAACCAAAGGTAAAATAACTGTGTCAGTTATAGTTGCTGAATAAATTGCTTTTAATTTAACTCCACCAGCTTCGAAGTAAGCTTTAGCATATTTATACCCTATACTTGAAGCTAAATTAGAAGCTCCAACTTTTGCTTCAACTTCTGATAATGAAGAAAATACAATAGAACCGCTTGCGATTAATTTATTATCATTTGTAAACAATATTGTTGTTTCTCTTGTACTAGTAATAGAAGCAACTGTTTTCGATTTTATGTTAATATCAACGAAATTCCTAATATCTACTAACGACATTTTAATTTCCTCCTATTTTAAATTTCTTTAAATTCAATATTATTAATTGTATCCATTTCGTAATCATCTTCGATTTCTGATACAATTTGTCTACATGATATATTCAATGTTAAATCAGTTCTAATCCATAAAGTGTTATTTATGAATTCTGTCATACTTTCCGGATTTGAAATTGAACATATATGTATTCCTTTAAAATCTAAATCGTTCCTAACTTTAGAAGTTAATAATCTAGATTTTATCTTACTTGCTACATTATTTGAATTATTACCATATATTAATACTTTAATATAAAATGATAAATAATTCGTTATACTTCCATCGTTTTCAGTCATTGAAACATTATCTGTACTTGAAGGATTAAATACTTTTTCAAAAATTATAAATAAATCTGAAACATCATAACTTTCATATATTTTTCCTTCTATTAATTTCGATAAATCTTGACCTCGAATAGAGATAGCATTTAACACTCTGTTAGATGGAAGCTCTCCTTGAATCTCTAATATTTTTTTTATTTGCTTATCTATATCTAAAAAATTATTAATTGGATTAATCATACTAATATTTCTCCATTTAAATATTTAAGATATTCTTCTAAATCTTTATATTCTGTTAATTGAACCATTGTTAATGAACATTGTCGTACACCATATTCATCAAAATCTTCAACATCATTTACTCTTAAAAGTCGATTTTTATATAAGATGAAATCTCCAATTTTTATTCGAAATAATGATTTACAATAGAAATTATAAGTCATTTCTTCTCTATTTCCTTCTTTACTTTGAATTAATCTAACTCCTTGAGATTGTAAAGAACCTCTAATAACTTTATTAGTATATTCAAAAGTAAGTCTTCCATAGTCATCAATATTTCTATCAGATTGAACTATCCAATCATAATTAAAAGCGAATTGTTCAATAGCATCATAGAAGAAAGTAGGGTCAACAACATGATTTTGATAGGTTCTATTCATTTATTTTCTCCTAAAATTCATTATTTTGTTTTACAATAGGTCCCGAAGTGACAACCATAATTGAAGGAACAGCTTTAGTTTTAAGTAAGGCCATTAAAGCAGCTCCATAACTCGTTTGATTCCAAAATAATGCTTCATCCTCACTTAGTACAGTTTTGTCGATATCATAAGATTTACTAAATCCACCTACACTAGCTGATGATAAAACTCCTCTTATACTTCCTCCTCCAGCAATTCCTTGTAGACTATCTCCAGAAGGAGCTTGTTCTTGATTAGCTATTAATGTTAGATAATGAGCTAATGCATAACTCATTGCTAACTCCCAATCGGTTCCATATATTGATTTGAAGATTTTATTGTTGATTAGAATATACAATTTGTTAAAATATTTTTGACCTTCTTCGGTTTCCATAAATGCTTTATATTGAGGCATCCAAAAAACAAAATCATCTACTGTAAATGAAGGATTTTTTCTATCTAAAGTAATTCCGATTATTGCCATTTTATTACCTCCTTAATAATTATTGTATTACATACATTTTATTAATAATCTTTCAATTTTATTTTATTAAATAAAAATAGCTGATTAGACTGAGTAAATTCTCAATCTAATCAGTCTAGAAAATTAATTTGTATTATTTTTGGAAGTCCCAATATGTTACAACTCCAAATTCAGTTGATTTAGTGTTGTATGGTAATTGAACTTCTGATACTTGACCAACGAATGCTGATGTATATGACATCTTATCGATATTTGGTAATGTAATATAATGTTGCATTGGATATGGCATATCAATTCTTACAAATGATTTATCTTTCTTATAAGCAACGATTCTACCATGACCGCCTGTACCTAATTTATCTAAGGCAGGTCTAGATTTGAATGTAACTCTGATGTTTCCATCACTTTCATCTGATGCTAAGTTATGTTCTTGTAAGAACTTTCTTAGTGTTGAAGTGTATAATGCAGAGAATCTTGAAGTTAAATCACTACCAACAAATGATGGAAGTAAGAATGTATCAGGTAATACAGCAATGTTCATATTTGATTGAACTAAATATGTTTCAAATACACCGTTGAAGAATGATACAACTGCTTCATCTGTCATTCCTTCAAAACCAGAATTATCTCCAGTTGATGTACTATTATCAATTGTTGTTGCCATTACGTTAGGGCAATTGAATAAACCAGAACTTCCTTGAACACCAGTATAACTAACTTTTTGAACAAATAAATCCCAACCAGCAACGATTGCGTTTTGGTAAATATCTTGAATTGATTTTTGAAGAGTGATTTTCTTCATTTTTTCTAATTCGATAAATCTTAAATCGTATGCAACTTCAAATGTATAAACATTAACTCGTTTTTGATTTAAACCAGCATTAACACGTGGAATATAGTTAGCATTGTTTCCAACAACGTTTCTAAATTCATTCATAATACCAGCCCAATCAACTGTGTAATATGTTACATAATCAACGAATCCACCTCCAACATCTACTGGGATATCTTCTTGATAAGTGACAAAATATAATGGTTCGTATAATTGAGTATGTAGCTTTGATAAAGCTGTTGTCAAGAATGCAAAGTTAGCATCATGAACTTTAGTATCATTGATATATGCTTTAGCAACTCTTGGACCATAAGTATCTTTTACTGAATATGTATTTCCTCTTTTACTTGCAGCAATTGAATCAGTAAAGAAATTTTTTTCAATTGTTGTAGGACTAAATAAATTTTGATTCATATTTTACTTCCTCCTTATTATTTAACAAGAATTTCAGCTAAAATTGTATCTCCGTGTTTTTCATAAACACCTGTGTAAACAACATTTGGTAATTCAACAACAGTTTCTGATGTTTTATCAGAAGTAGTTAATGTACCATTTGTTAAGTCTACATAAACTTTAGCGTTTGCTTTAATATTTGCAAGAGTAGCCTCTGATTTTACTTCAATTGCCATAAAGCCATTAACAAGTAAGTTAAATGCTTCACTTGGATATGTATATACTTTTTCTGAATTCCATTCTTGTAATTTAACATTTGTTGCAAGAACAAAACCAGCAATCTTATCAACTGTAACTTGAGCTGTAATAGCTTCATAATAACCAGGATTAGCATCACTGTATTTAACTAATTGACCAAATTCAATAGGTGTATTCCCTGCTAGTGTAGCACCTGCTACATTGTATTTATCTGAAACAGTAGGATAACCTTTTTTTAACATTGGAATTCCGCTTTTACCAATAATTAACATATTATTTACCTCCATATCTCTTAGACCATGCAGAAGAAATTTCATCTTCTTCTAAAGAGTCTTCAATAATTTTTGTTTTTTGAATTGAACCGTAAGATTTTTTAGAATCTTTTCCTTTTTTCTTTTCAACTTTTTCATCAGTATCAACAATTTCTTCTTCAACTTCTTCTTCGTCTTCATCTTCATCCATATCTTCACCATCGATTTCTTCATCGATTTCTTCTGAAGTTTCTTCTGGTTTATTAAGTAAAGCTAAAAGAGAAGGAGCTGCTTTTGCTAATTCTTTTAAACTAGCAATTTCTTCAGAAGTTAAAACCGCAACTTCATCGTCTTCAGCCTTAGCCTTAGTCTCTTCTACGATTTCATCTTCATCTTCTAATTCAGTGATTTCATAAGTTTCATCACCATCATTAATTCTGAATTTCTTCATAAGATTTTTTCTCCTTTTTTAATATTTTTTCTTTTACAAATATATTATATAATCAAACTTAAAAATTATATAATCATTATTTTAATTTTTTACCCTTAATTTACAAGTTATACTTCTTGCCAATTGACCTGTATCAAATAAAGGGTGGTTTCCTTTTTTTCGTTTTGCTACTTGAGGCGAGTTAGGGGCTAAGGTTCCATCATTATCATATATTATTTCTCTAGCGTGATTTTCCATTCGGATACACATTCTACTTAATTCTCTTTCTATTTCAACCTTACCCCAATCTTTTTCAAATACTCCCTCTATAATACTATCCAACACTCTCTTTATCAAATGTTGTTCTGTCCACATGATTGTTAAATCTAATACTGGACGAGCAGGTATATTTTTAATAGGAGAACCATTTTCATGAATTTGCATTAATTCTGCATTTGTTATTCCATAAGAAACAGTTTCTTTTCGTCCAGTATCTTCAGATATTACTCCAATTTCAATTGAATATTTCGAAAGAGACTCTATTAATTCACTTTCTTTTTCAAACATAACTATTTTTTAGCAATAATATTATAATTTTCAATAATCTTGTTAACTAATTTACGTATTAATTTATAAAGCATTTCATAAGGAATTCCTAATTCAGCACATTTAATTCTTACAGCTTCTAAAACTAATTCTAATTTTTCTTGTCCATGACCTTCTGGAAATTTAGTTTCGGCATCTTGAATTGCTTTTTTAATTGTGTCTGTTAGTTTTTCAATCCATTTATTTTTAATTGCTTTACAAATATAATAAATAGTCAAACCTAAAATAATTAATGCTAATGCAATAATTTGAATTATTTCTAATTTATTCATTTTTTATTCCTCCTTTTTAACTAAAAATATAAATAAATAATAATAATTTTATTTTTCTTTCATCTATAAACTCTGATTTCATTTTAATCATACTTACTCATTCGGGTTGGCTTCGATATAATCAGCAAAATTTACCCAATTTGCAGCTGTTTTATAGGCTTCTACACTTGCACTTGGAACGTAAATTTTATTTATTTTTTCAGCTTCAAATGTATTACTAGTAATTGTTGGTGGAGTAGCTGATTTAAATGTAATTGTCGCTTTATTTGTACTTGAACCGATTATCAAAGCTCTAGCTTCAACACTTGTAACACTTTCTGGTATAATTAGATTTATTAAACTAGTACATCCATAGAAAGTCCAAGAAGGAATTTCAGTAAGGTTATTTGGTAATTCGACATTTATTAAAGCTGTACATTCATAGAAAATATTACTTGCACTTAATACTTTAGAACTACAATTAATAAAATTAACAGTTTTTAATTTTTTACAACTATTAAAAGCATCACCATTAATTAGACTAACATTACTTAGAGTTAAAGATTCAAACCCTGTATTAGAGAATGAATTAGATTCATAATTAATAGAGCTACTATATCCATTTATACAAACAATTTCTTTCAAACTAGTTAAGTTTGCAAAACAATATTGATTAAAAGTACTTATAGAGTTAGTTGAATTAAGAATAATTTTTTCTAATTTACTTAAATATGGATTTCCGTATCGTACAGCACTTAAATCCGTTCCAAACATTCCTTTTATTACTCTTGCTGTATTATTACTACTTATAATTTCAAACATTTCTTTAATTGTTGCAGTATGAGGATAACCATCATTATCATAATCACTAAATATAACACCTTTTCCTGGAATTTCACTTTGTGGAACGTTAGTAGTTATTGTTACTTTATTTAAAACTTTTCCTGTATCAGGCGTAACGGTAGTTGTTCCGTTTTCAGTTATTTCAATAGTTTTTTCTTGCTGTGGAATACTAGGAATATTTGTTGTAACCACTACCTCCTTCAATACTTTGCCATTATCCGGATGTATTGTCGTAACCTTATTTTCAGTTATATCTAAACTCTTGCTTTGTTCTTCTTTACCCGGAACATTTACGCTTGCTTTTGCATAATTTAAAACATCATATTCTCCATTTTGAACGATTGATAAAGTATCTGTAGGCAAATCAGCCTTTATAACAACTGAGTTAGTTTTTCCATACATGTTAATCCAAACCTCCCTCTTTAAATATTATTAAACTTAATACAGTAGGGGGATTATTAATCTTACCCCATAAATAAACCAATCCTGGTGCACATTCTGTAATAGGAGCATAATTTCCACTAGTTGCATCATCTACAGATAATACAACATCTGCCCTGCAATTTTGTGTAACTCCTTCAAGTTTATAAGTGTACTTATAAGGATAAGAAGAATATGTTGTATCAGTAGCAATGGTTGGAGATGTAGTAAAACCAGAGTGAATATCAAAGGTATTATAAGGAAAGGTAATAGGCACCGCTGTTATTTGTGTTAATTTTTTCAAATTAATTGCAAAATAACCGTTAAAATAACGAAGAAAAAGATTTAGAGTAACTGCTTGACTGTATATCACACCTTGCTTATCATTTTCATTTATAAAAACCAAATCAGAACAGAAAGAAAGATTTAAGGAAACCGTTTCATATTTAATAATTAAATTAGCTTCATAATTTTTTAATTTATTAAATTCTTCCTCCGTTAAAGGAGTTTTAAATATCAAATCTCCTCCTGTATTTTCAAACTTATTAATACTTTCTTCAGTAACTTCTTTCACTATGGTTTCTTTACTAGTATCAGAACCTCCATCTCCTTGTATGAATTCTTTTCCTGTGTAGAAATAGAAATTAAACACCTTTTGTGAATAATCTGAACTCATAACAGCGTTTATAGGTTCATTTTGTAAATCTGGTAAAGATTCGTTTGAATATTTTGGAGTTATATTACATTGCTTTAAAAATTCTCTACTACGTTGAGCTAAATCGACTTCTTCTCCCAGTACTAACTTATAATCATCACTTAATATATATTTTCCTAACTCATCAACGGAATCAAATTCTTTATATAATTTAAAAACTGTTGTTTCCACATCATTTTCAGTTTGTTTAAAAGATATATCAATTATGTATTTATTATTTTCAGCTAAAATTTTAAATTTTTGATTTAAATTACCTTCATTATTAATAACATCTACTGAGCCAAAAAATCCAGTTAAAATAGAATACATAACATAAATTGTTACTTCATCTTCACTTATACTTGATGGAACGTCATCTTTAATTAAATTATATATTTGATTAACTCTTTCTTCTACATCTGACCAATTTGATAAATGTTCGAATTCGTTTCCATAAACAAAAGTTTTATTAACATTTAATAATGTACTATTCTTTGTGTCTAAAACTTTATAAATACTATTAGTTCTTAAAGGAACATCTGAAGATAAATAATAAATAAAATATGAACCTCCATCTCCTTTAATTCCATAATCTTCAAAATTTAATTTGATATCCTTAGTTCCGATTTGAGATTTATCATCTCCAATATATACAATCTTAAACATATCAACAGCATCATCTGTCATATCCCCCCATGATTTTGAGGTTGGTATCCAACTATATATTTTTTTAGTTTCTACAACAAACCAAAAATCATAAATTTCTCCTTCTTCAGGAGCTTTAGGTAAATCACTATACATTTGAACAACATGTGTTGGATAGTCTAATGTATCTTTTGTTAATTCAGAAAGGTCCATTGGGTTTGTAATTTTTTTCCCAGAAAGTTCTGTATTATATAGAGCTTGCATATAATCCTTCATCACTCCTGAAAAATAAACGTTTACTTTATATTCAATTTTAGGTAAATTTTTCAATTCTTGTGCGTAGTAGTAATCTTGCAAAGGACCATTCATTCTTTGATAAGTTTTAATAAATCTATTTGTCATCTTCTGCACTCTCCTTTACTTTTATATTTTTAAAAAATCTATTTATCATATTTAATTCCTTCTTTCATACAAATAAATATAATAGAATATATAATATAATAATTTCAGAAATTAAAGGCAATATATTAATTTTTCTATCATCAATAAATTCTGAAATTATGTTAAAAAAATTAGTTATAATATCTACTGATATTAATATTGTTATTAAGATAATAACCATAAATTAATTTGCAAACTGATGATGCTTTTCCAAATCGTCTAATCTTTTTTCAACTTTATCTAATCTAGCATCAGTTCGATTTAAATGTTCAGTAATTTTAATAATGTTTTCCCCAGCTTTATTTTGAATTTTTTCAATGACCTCTAATCTTGTACCAATTCTATCTATCCCATCTCGAGTATATTTCAAATCCATTTTAATTGTTGCTAAGTCTACTGCATTTGTTAATTTTTCTTGTGAATTAGATTTTGATTCATCCTTAATATCTTTCTTTTGATTTCTACTAAATGCTAAATAGGCAAATGAAATTGAACTAATTGTACCAACTAATGAAATAAAAGATAGTATAATTTCTAATACATTCATTTTAGATTCCTCCTAGTTTTTAATATAATTTACCCCAAACCAATCATAGAAAATAGAATCTACAAATGTTTTGTTTGTTATATTTATTGTCTTATAGGCATTAGCCCATGACTTATTTGAATAAGAATATGCAGGAGTTTCTTCAGAGTCGTTTACATAATATACATAGGTTGAGGTTATTTTAATTTTTGTAAAATTAACGTTATTTGATGTGAAAGGTAGGTTAACTGTTAAAGAATCATTAAGAGAGGTTAAATTAGGATTTCCTGCATATTTTCCAGTAGCAATATAATTATCTTCTAATATAATATTATTATTATATTTAGTTATATTTACTTGCTTATTATTATATATTACTTTTTCTATATTTTTATTATTAATGGTAAACGACATAATTTAACCTCTAATTAATGATGTTTAAAGTTTTTGTGCTTTCATCATATACTAAATTTGGTACTGAACGGATATTTAACTTCCAAGCTAATGTATTAATTGTTATCGTAAACGTTTTAATATAAATTAAATCATTTTCAATTCCTACATGAGTATAAGTTAAAAATCCTTCAGTATGACCTTTATCCATCAAAATGAATAACTCATGATTGAACATAATCATATTCATATTTGATTTTTGTAAAGTTGCTAATTGCTCTGAATTTATAGTTCCTTGAACTGCCTCAGCTGGTGCAGATATATCAACAATAGTGATTGGTCCTTTCATCTCGCCTAAAGATAAAGGAATTTGTTTACTAATAACATTTGAGTCATGCATTAATATTAGATTACCATTTTCATCGAATGTAATATCTGTTACTGTTTCTTTAACTAATTTCTCAAACTCTTCTTGACTAATTCCTGCTTCATTTAAAAATTTACCAAATTGTCTTTGAATTGTTTCCCAAAATCGATTAACATCCATAAATATCACCTATTAACTTTCTACAATTAAACTTAATCCAGGAGCCATATTTTCAACATCTACTTCATAGGAAAGACCGCCGATTTCACCTGATTTTTTAAAATCTCCTTGACCAATTGCCATATGAAATGTATAGGTTGAACCAGATTTTTTACTACTTACTAGTAAACCGTTAGTTGGACTTAAATCTAAATCTGTTGATACTTCGCCTGGAAGTTCAATGTATAAAAACGATAAGTTAACAGTTGTATATATAGTAAGATACGTTCTAATATCAACATCCTCAGGTTTAAAACCAAAGCTTAACGCATCTGTTGCTTTATCATAAGCAATTTTTATATTTTTAGGATTTACTTCTTTCATTTTATATTTAACTTCTAATTTATCAGTTAAAGAAAATTTTTCAATCTCTGCTTGATAAAATTTGCATCGATTATATTGATTCATAAATTCAAACGATTCCTTAATCTCCGAACAAATAAGTTCTGCTTCAGCATCAAAATTATCATCATTTACAAAATTATTCATTCCAAAATTATTTAAATATGCTGGAAATGGTATTATATTTGAATATGGACCAACACTTCTTTTGTTATTTTCTAAAAAAGATTTAGTAACTAATCTATTTATACTCATTTTAATCAATCCCCTTTTTTATTATAATATAGCCTTAAACTGCTTTGTACTTCCGCTTAGAATAATATGTGGATTATCCTTGCTAGCTGGTTTGAATTCAGCTGCTTCAGCATATCCTCCATAATTTAATGTTGCTGCAGTGTTTACAAATAATTTTGTAACTAATGCAACTGAACTTGAACGAATATCAACTCTATGAAATGATTGTTTCATCGTCATAGGTAAATGTGTATGAGAATGAATGTATATATCAGCATCAACAATTGAAGCCATATCAGCTAATCGAATTGCTTTTGCTCCTTCTTTTCTTCCTCCTCCACTGCCATGAGTAACAAAGATTACATATGGTACTTTTGAATAATGTTTGTTACTATTCATTTTACCAAATCTTAAAAAGATTAAAGCTGATTCTTTTGCATATCTATCTTCAATTCCTAATTGCATAGCCATTAATCTAGTTAAATCAACTCCATCCCATTTCCATGTTCTAGCTTCATGATTACCATAAGTGATAGAAAGAATTTTATCTTTGATAGGTTCAAATAATATGCACATTTTTGCAAGTTGATTCATTGGTGTTTCTTTTTCGTTATATACATCTCCAACTGAATTTTTCGTTGAATTATTTAAAATATCACCATTAATTATACAATAAACATTTTTGTTGTTTTTAACATATTCAACTTTTTCTTTTACTAATTCAATATCACAAAGAGGGTCTCCAAAATGTATATCAGCAAAAACAACAATTTCTAGGCTTGTTAGATTTTCAGATAAATCTATTTTTATTGTTTTCATAAGTAATTTTTCCTTTCTTTAAGAGTGATTAGAGAATTTGAATTAATAAATATATTACTTTTTAAATTTCAAATTCTCTAAGAAAGCTTTTTTATTATTATTTTTTAAAATCCTTTCGGATATTTCATTAATACACCTTTATTATCTAAATAAGAAAGGAGGTCTCCAATGTCTTCTTTTTCACCTTTTAATATTGCATATACATGGTCTGTATAATTACTTAAAATAACTATGACATCAAATTTTCTTGCTGCTTTTTGTAAATCAAAAATAGATAAAGAAGTTTCAATATTTACTTTAGTCATCGAATCTTTAACTTTAGAATCTTTTATATTAAATTTTGCTCCCTCAAATACAATTTCATTATCATCAACATATATATCATTTGCAAAATCAAATCTTTTTAATTTTTTCACTTGTTGATTAAAATAGGGATAACCGTCCATTTTAATATATTTATCATCTATTATGGCTACATTATCGCTTCCATAAGTATACCACTTTTTAACAGTATAACCTAAATTATTAATTGCTTTTTCAACTTCTTTTTTATTAATAGAATCTTTAGTGGCTTTTTTATATAATTTTATAACATTTAAAAGTTTTTTAGAATCTTTAACTTTAGAATCTCTATAAGTATATTTTTTATAATCTTTAATTAAATTTCTTATCTTATTACCAAGAACTTCGCATTTTGAATTATTAACCCAAACTAATCTTTCAGCTCCATCTTCCAATAAACCTACTGTCTCGCTTAAGAATCCATAATCTCTATTAGAATTTGTTCTTTTATTATTTTTTAAATAATCAACTTCTTGTTCTAATTGCTTATAAACTTGTAAACCTAAATTATAGAATTCAGCTATTTTTTCATTATCTTCTCTACCTAAAATTTTTCTTGAATTAACTGAATTAGCTCTGTCAAAATAATTTCCCATTTGAGCAAATTTATAAGCTAAATTTTTTAATGTGTCAGAATCTTTTAATTCTTTTTCTAAATCTTCAGTAACTTCTTCGTAAGTATCAACATCTCTAGTTTTGATTTTTTTATATTTTTTCCAAGTTTCAAAATCTTCTCTTACCATATAATCACTATAGTCATCGTATTCTTTAACTAAATCAGGTCGAGTATCCATATAGTCAAGAAAATCTTCAACTAAATCTTCATCCTCATTTCTTAAAGTATTTCTAATCTTTTTTAAATGAATTCCTCTTAATGCACCATCTCTCATTTTTTTATTCTCCTTCTCTTTAGTAACTTTTTCATAAGTATCAACATTTAACATATTATTTTTTTCATTAATATATTTTGTGAATTTTTTTATTGCATTTTCTGCTTTTTTACAAATATTTTCTAATTCAGGTTCACCTTTCCAAGATTCTAAATTTAAAGCAAGTCTAATCCAAGCTTGTTTATTATAATTTCCTTCTGATAAAAATTTAATTGCTTGATTAATACTTTCATTTAATTCTTTAACATATTCATTGTTTTTTTGATTTTGTCGTGGTGAATATTCTCTTTCATTTGTAGATTTATGTGAACCAATTTGTCTTTTATAAAGATTTAATTCTTCTTTTAATTTTTTTGCTTCTTCAGTTAAATATTTAAAATCGATATCCTTAATATTTGAATCTTCTGTAAATGTATTTAACCATTTATTTAATTCTTTAACTGAATTAAATACTTTTTTATCCCCTTTTTCCAAAGTGTTACCATAATAACTACTTGAAGAGCCTTCTGCAATAATTTTATTACCTTTTTTATAAATATACATATTACCTTTAGGAGTACCCCATTCAGTAGTTCCAAACCAAGAATTCTCATCACCTACTTCAGATTCCTTAAACATTCTTCTAGTAGTTGAAGCAGAAGTATCTTTAAATTTTTCATTTTTTAAAGCTTTCAACTCTATAATATGTTTTAATTCTTCAGCAATAATAGTAGAATAAATTGATTTATCAGCTTCATCCGCATATTTCATAGCTTCTTTATATCCGTCAATAGCTTCGATTTCATCAGCAATTAATTCATCTATTTTTTTGCTTCTTTCTTCAGGAGATAAATCCTTTAATTTTTCGGAATAATAAGAATCTTTTAAACTATTAAAATCTTTATATATATCAGTAATCCAATCAACTAATTCAGCAATTTCATCTTCTGTTATACCTTTAATATTATTAACTTCAGCAATAGCATCATCTCTATTATAATTATATTTTTTAAAAATTTTAAGCAACCTTGTTTTACGATTTTTAATATTAACATCATTAATAGAGTCTACTACTTCTTGGGTTTCTTTAGATGAACTATCCTGAATTCTTGCAATACCAGCTCTTCCAGCTTTACATAAAGCAATATGATTTCCTCTAATATTTGCTTGATATAAATTATCACCTTCACCTAAAATATCGCAATCATATCCACAAGATAGTTCTGTTTTTTCTCCTGATTCAATTTCAGCAATAGCTTCGGGGTCCGTGAAAATTAAATTAGCAATAAGAATATCAATATCCTCTAATTTAGAACCTCTAACATCTCTAGCGAATCCGATTGCATAATCCCGATAATTATCAACGTTTACATCTTCATCCGGATGTTCATCAACTAGAGGTTTATTTTCAAAAGAAGCAATAGTTGAAGGGGATAAAACTTCAGATTTAGGTCTATCAATTTGTATAATAGAATCATCGTTAGAATCTTGAAAAACTTCAGATTTTAAGTATTCCTGTTTTCCTGTTCGAGCAATGATAGAATCAACACAAACTAAATATCCTTCTGGAGTTTTATATCGTCGATTACTTAATTTCACCTTACTTAAAAACTTCATATTTCTTTTCCTTTCTAAAAATTTATAAAAACCGGCCCATCATGGTACGCTTAAATCAGAGGCGTGAGGGGATCTATCAATTTATATATTAATTATATAATCAAAGTCTCTTTAAATATAATCATATTAGTTTAAAATTAAGTATTTAAGAGACTTTTATATGTTTACTATATAAATTATAAGATTAATTTATAAAATTATTTTTTAAATCCAAATTAACATCTAAATTACCATAAATTGTTGATACTTTAAAATAACAATTATATATATGATTATTAAGTATTTCAGATTTAAATTCTAAAATTGATATAACATCAGGATGGTTAAGAATAGTCGTAATAATATAAGAATCCATTATTCCTACTTTTTTTGATTTTTCAAATAAAGGAATTCCAACACTAACATTATACCATAACTCACCTTTAATAACATTAAGTCTTTGAATAAGAGAATCAGCAACTCCTTCTTGACTAACACCGTAATTATCGTGTTTATTATTTTCATTATAAAATTTTGCAGTTCCATCTTCATTTACTCCATAACTTCCAAACCAAACAACATTATAATTATTATCACTTTTTTCAAGTCTTCTACATTTCATTATAACCACTCTCCTACATCCCATAACTTATTAGCATCATTTGAATCCCAAATTGCAATATTTTTTTCTTCTGTTTCATATACTTTGTATTGGATTCCCATTGATTTTATAGTTAATAAATTAGCAAAGAACATATCTCTAATATTATCAGTAATAACATTAGTTGATGAATTTTCATCTAATATTAAATATACTGTTCCTGATTCGAGGGGTAAAGAATATAAATAAATTGGTAATTCAATTAAAGTATATAATTTTCGAATATCTTCATACGTACCCAGAAAACTATTTTGAACTATTTTTACTAGAATTAATTTCAATAATTCAATATTAGTTAGCTTTAATGATTTATGAATATTATCTCCATTTTCATTCATATAATCAACGTCGAAATATCTAGTAACTCCATATAATGAAGCCATTTTATCTAATAAATCAAACTCATAACCAGTAGGAGATATTAAATCTGAAGAATCTTCATTTTGAGAAATATCTAAATCATGAAAGTAATTAGGATTTGTTAAATTCATTGCACGAAGTAAATCGTTTGCAGTTGAATTAGTATCTAACATAATTTGATATAATATTTTAAAGTGTTCTGGATAACCATATGAATTTTGTAAATATATTGGAAGTTTTTTGAAATAATAACTCCATTTTAATATTTTTTCATTTATTATCATATTATCACCTATGCAGTAACTGTGATAGTTAATTTTTTAATTGCTTGAGTATCATCTTTTTCAGTTGAATAAGTGTTTATATCAAAGAAAGTATCTTTAGTTTGATAATTATATAAGTTATCATTTTCTTGAGTAGCAATAAAAGGTAAAGTTGTATCAGAATATTCTAACTTAACATCAATTACATTATATGTTCTTTGATTATCAAACATTGGGTCTTCATCACTTATTGTTTGGATTAAATCATAAGTTGTAAAGTTTTCATTAATTGATAATTCATTTAGGTAATTTTTGACAGCCCCAGTCATAGTAGTAATAGTTGCGTTTTCATAACTTGAAAAATATTTTCCAGGTCGATAAGAAATAATAATCTTTAACTTGTTGTTTATTCCAGTGCATTCTTTCCAATATACATCTACATTTGCAGTTCCTTCACCTAAAGTTGAACTTTGAACATATTCATAAATCTTATTAATTCCTGTATTAGCTTGACCTGAAAATTGATTAGTATTTATACCTGGAGTTAATTTTTCATAAATTCGACTTCCAATTATTGAATCATCTATTTGTACTCTATTATCTTTTCTTAAAACAACATAGATTGATTTAGCTAGAATTGATGTTCCGTCGAGAGCAATGATAGATGAACCTGAATCATTATTATAAATAACACAATCTGCAATCCCTGTGATATTTAGAAGACTTCCAATTAAATTTGATAATACTGTTACTCCTTGTGAAGATATTATTTGATTTCTTCTACTTCTTAATTCTGAATCGGTTTCATCAAATGAGCCTATATTTGCATCCTCGGGTTGATTTATTTTTAGGTTTGTATTATTTTCAACTAAAGTAGTTATCCATCCTTTAGGTGCACTTACAGGACCTACATTATCACAATAAACATCAACTAAAGTTAATACACCTTTTTCTAAACTTATAGGAGAATTAACTAAAACTTGAGTTGACCATGTTAAACCTGCTTGGTCTAAAAATTTCAATGGAGAACTTGCCGTTATTTGAATAGTTGAATCAGAAAGATTAGTTAATTCCAATTGGGCTTGTGATTTAGTTGCAGAATTACGATATACACCAGATAAAGCTGCTAAACTTTCAAGAAATTTACCTGATGCAGTTCGAATATCTAAATTTGAATATAAGTATTTAACATTTTGTAATATATTAAAAATCATTAAAGATAGAGTTTCAATGAATACCCCATCAGCAGTTGTATTATTCAAATCTATATCACTTCCATATATTTCTTTATATTTTTCAACAATTGCTCTTTTAATTGTTGGATAATCGGCGATATTTAATCCACCTGCTGTTAATTGAATCAATGAAGAAAAACCTCTATTGTCTTGAATTAAAGCCATTTTTATTACCTCCTTAAATTATTCCTATTACCACTCCATACTTAAGGGAGTGTAATTCAATATTTTTTGAATCAATATTAGTAAGCTGTTGATTATTATTTTTTTGATTTAAATTTTGAATAAAATTTCTGTCTAAAAATAAAACTAAAACAACATTATCTTTGTTTACTTCTAAATTTTTTAAGCAATAACAATCAATCGTTATTTCGCTTTCATTTGTGTAAGTTGGAAATAAGTTAACCTTAATTATATTATCTTTAATTGATTTAACTATTCCTAAACTTGCAACCTTTAAATCACGTAATATGTTTCTTTTTAAAGCTAATAATACTTCTAAATCATCATTTTTAGATATTCCTCTATTTCCTTGTCGTCTAGCATCATTTGACATTACTTAATCCTCCTAAAATATTAGACCAAAGTGATTTAGCTTTACATTCCAAATTGTAGCTAAAATTACTTCCTCTGTTTTCTAAATTTACATCGATTTGATAAACTATATAATTACCATCTCTATCCATAAATTGAGCAATATTTTTCAAAGCTTCATTTTCATCTCTTGTACCAATATCAATTATCGAATTATCAACTTCAATTGTATCACCAGGAGCAAATCCAAAAGTTGGCATTAATGATATTTTTAATCCATCTGAGTCTAATGATGGATAACCACCTGTGAGAATTATAGTTGAATTGGTAAGTTTTATTTTTCGAATATCTCTTCGATAAGGACTCCATATTGCAACATCACTTCCTAAAATTCCATCAGTATTAACAACGAAGTCATTTGTATCACAGAGTGTATCTAACCAACTCCCTACTTTTCCATTTGCTATTTCATTTTCTTTTAAAATTCTACTTTTAAAATCTTCATCTATGTATGCTTTATTTGAACTAATTCCTGCTCTAGCTAATATGAAGGATATTGCTGAATACATGTTAATTCCTGAATTCAGAGAAAGATTTAATCTATTTTGACCATATTTAGCAACCATTTCTGAAGCACATAAGATAACAACATCGTTACTTTTTCTATCTCCTAAAACGTTTGATATGTATAACACCCCACCTTTGAAAATAGTATGTGCTCCAGAGGTTTGATAATCTTTTCGATATCCTGCTTTAATTTCTATATTATAGAATTGTCCTGAAATTAGCTCTGTTATTTCTCTATAAGTTAAATTAGTTATAGTAACAGTCATTCTATCTTTTAACGAAGATAAATATTTAGTTCCTGTTACAGAAATATTTAAATCAGGTTTACCTTTTTTCCAATTAGTTCCAAAAACCATTTTCTTTTGATATTTTGTGCTGGTTAAAATTATTTCTAATTCTCTCATCCATGCTCTAGCTTTAATTTTTTCTGCCATAGAAATCACCTATTTAAATACATTGATTTTTACAATTTCTGTAATAATTTCTTTAAATTTAGTTAAGTCAATGTTAGAAGCTAATATTGCATAATTAGTTAAATTTTTCTGAAGAGCTTCTATTTCTTCATTAGTTCCACCTGATTCGCGTTTTGCTAAAGTTTTAGTATTAGCCAAATAAACTTGAGTTCCTTCTGAAGTTGAAAATAATAAAGTATCACTACTACATTCTGATAAACTTTGAATTGATTTTTCAGAAATATCTGATACAATAACTGGATTTGGATTGGTAGAGCTCAATTGACTAGATTCAACAACGTTTAATGCATATTGAGATTCTTCAGTAGATTTTGTAAAAGAAAAAATATAATAATTATTATTTATAGTAACAAAGCATTGTTGTGAATCGTCTTCTCCAAATCCGTATAATGACATACTTTGTTCTAATTGTTCAAATTGTTCTACTAATTTTCCAATAAAGTCATTAAACCTATCAATTTCCTTCTGTTGTTTTTTAGAATTGTTCTTATAATACTTAAATCGTTTAATTTGATATTTATTCTTTTTAAAACCTCTAATAATTCCAACGATTATTCCAGCAACAACAGCTACTGCTGCTACAATTGCAGCTGCTACCCATCCTGGACCAGGAATTGCTGCAAAAACTCCACAAAGACAAGCTATTCCTTTAGCAATTGCTAATGTTACACCTGCACCCGCTAATCCTCCAACAAGTCCTACAGCTGCTCCAGCTGCTGCTCCTGCTGCTGTCGAAAGGATTTTCTGTCCTACTGCTAAATCGTGTTGAATTGCATTTTCTAAGAAATTATCAGCAAATAATCCTTCCTCTGAAAGTGTTGCAATAGCAACTTGAATAATATCCCCTACGTTTAAAAGTTCATCTGTAACATCTAAAGCTAAAGGGTCAGAGATACGAGGTAAAGATTTATCCTTGATATCTTTATCATATTCAGGTTCATCAACTATAGCTGTTATTGCTTCTTTGAATTGAAAACTAAAATCCATTGAGGATTGATGTTCAGTCCAATTAATTGAAGTTAAAACCATATTTTTTCTAACTTTGAAACGATTTTCATCTCCACCTTTACTTCTTTTAACTAAAGTACACATAATACCTTCTCTATTAATTCTTTCAAATGTTTCTTGAATATTAGCTAATCTATCGCTAGTTCCAAAATTGTATTTTTTATTTCCGAATAAAGAAAATGTACCTGAAAAACTCATATCAATTGGATTGTTATACATATGGTCAGCAATAACATCACCATTTACTAATGGATGAGTTGTAATATCTGAACTAACTGTTGTTGAAGTATCTTCGACATAATCAAACATGAAATCTTTAGTTTCTCCATCCATATCACATCTAACAACAAGATTATATACTTTAGAATCGTCTAAAGGTGTTATTTTATTTAAAACAGCCATATTAGTATCCTCCTAAAGTTCCATCCAAAGATTCAATCAATTGTTCATTGACTCTTTCGCCAGCTTTAACATAAGAAGACTGTTGATTTAATGGAATATTTGTAAAACTATTATCAATTTTAACATTCGCTGTTTTGCTATTTGAAATGCTATAAGAATTAACTAAATCAGAAAGCATAGAAGCTCTATCTTCATCGGTAACCTTTTTATCTTTTCCTAATTTTGAAGCAATCCATGTTATTGCACTTAACATACTTGATAATACCTTCATGCTAACCTCCATAAAGTTAATGATTGTATCTTTATTTTCAGCAAAGAATTCAATAATTACCATTTGTTTTTTATTTTCAAAATCTTGTCTTTGCATTTGATATTCTTCATATTTTTTAAACAAACCTTTATCTTCAATTTTTTGATATTCAGTAGAGTAATAACCAATTTTTTTAGCAAACTCTTCTCTTGCGTCTTGCCCCAGGTACATTAAATCTTCTTCAGAACCTATGTTCATATCTTTTTTAGCCCTTGTTAATGCATAATTTTGAGCAGATGATAATCCATATTTTATAGCCTGTTCGGTTGCTTCCGAATTATATCTAAGACTAGTTTTTAAATTATATTGACTCATTCTATCGAATTCACTTAAAGCATCAGATAAAGTTTTTTTAATAGAATCTGCAAAGTTTTTCAAAGCAGAAGCGATTTTGTCTTTAATCGCATTTCCTAAATTCTTACCTGCTTCTTTCCAATCAATCGTTTTTTTCCAATCTAATTTTCCTAAATCAATTTTATTTTGTAATCCTTCTTTTTCTTTAAGTGCTTTTTGTGATTCATCTTGAAGTTCAAGTTGTTTATCGTTTAATAAAGAAATATTGTTTACGATTTCTAAAAGTTCTGGAAATTTAGATTGTAATGTATTAGATATAATATTCATATCTTTTTTTAATATTGCATTATTAGCAAGTAAATTATTAATTTCATTTTCACTACCTTCTACTCCACCTAAAGATTGAATTTTATTTAAGTTTTCTTGAATTTGATTTTGATAACCTAAAAATTGTTGATATAAATCATATCCTTCAGAAGATTTTAATTTTTCTTCAAGAGATTTAATAGAAGAATCGAGTTCACTATTACTTTCTTTTAGAAAATTTAAATAATCAGTTAAATCAACAATTCTATCTTTTACTTCTTCTAAAGCGTCGTTAGAAAAAATATTAGTTCCTCTTGAAAGTCCTTTAAAGAAATCAGTTATTGTTTGAGGTTGATTTTGAGTTAAATATGATTGTTCTTCCATACTCTTATTAATTTCTTTAACCAAATCAGAAGCACTCAAATTAGCACTGTTTTGAGTTCCAAACGTAGCAGATTTATCTTTCGTTTGATTAGATATATTGTTTATAGAACTTGCAAAATTTTTCTGTAAATCATCAAAAGGTTTTCTTAATTTATTCATAATTTTTCCAAAATCTTCAGGTATATTATTCATTTCATTTTTAAAAGTTGATAAATCTAATTCAGGTATGATTCTAACTTTTTTAATATACTGTTGCATAAATTATCTCCTCCTTCTTCTAATAGATTTATTATTATTTTTAAGTCCTATCGCTTTATTATGTAAATTAACTAAACATACTTCATATAAATCAATGGCCTCTTCAAAACTGTAGTCATCTCTTAATTCTTTTAAGGTTGCATATCTATTTGAGAGCAGCACATACATTATTGAATTGACCCTACTACTTGATATAAATTCAAGATTATCATTTTCTCCGAAGTCATTGATGGCTGTATCTGACTCTATTCTTCGGATTTCTTGAAAAGTGGTTGAAGATAATCTTTAATAAAGTATATGCATAATTGTTGTAAAGCAATATAATCATTTTGAATATCGAGAGGCATATAAACTTCTCTACCTTTTTCTTTCAAACTAACCCACATATTGTTTAAAGATACTTCAATGTGTTCTAATATAAAATTAAATAAAGTTTCAGTTTGATATAACGAGTTAAAATTAATTTGTGTTTGAATTGCTAATATTTCAACCGTTGATATTTTACCAACTCTGAAAAGTTCTTTTCTTCCTTCTATATTAAATGTTTCATTTTCTTTCATTTTAATTTCCTCCTTTTAAGGTAATAAGGTAACAGTAATCATATAATCAGTTAAAGCTGTTTTAGCATTTGTTCCAACATATAAAGTTAATGTAGTTCCTCTAGATATAGTAGTTGGATTGGTAATTGAACCATTTGAACAACATAAATTTATTTCATGTGTAGTAGTTGATTCTGTTATTTTAAAAATAGTTGAATGAAAAGTTTGATTTCCTGAACTAACAAATATTCCATGAGGAATTCTATTATATGATATAACAGTTGAATAATGAACTGAATTAGATTCAATATTTGAACTACTATCAAGCTCAATTAATACTCTTAAATTATCTAATGCACTTAATTCAGCACCATTTGCAAAATTTGATATTAAAGTATTAAAATCGATAGAATAATAGAATAAAGAACCATAGCTTGTAAAATTACCAATTTTTTCGTTAAATTTAAATTGAGAAATTAGATTACCAGTTTGTCTACTAAAATTTAGTTCCAAATTACGTTTAAAACCGGGAATGTATTTTTTAGGAGTAACAGGTGAACTTCCTGTTACAACAGATGTTAAATTATAAGCTGATAAATTACCATCAATATCCTCTCCTGTAGGAGTTGAAGAAGGATATTCAACATAATCTGTTTCTCCTTGTCCGTTCGCTGTAATAAGTGACCTATCAGGAGCACTTCCTGTGTTTAAGCTATTAGCTTTAGTAGCTATATCAGCAGAACCAACTCGTAAATTTCTACTTCCTGTCCAGTAAGGAGCAGTACCATCCGAAGCTAATACATTTTGGTCTTCTCCTTCTGCAGGAGCACTTAAAAACTTAGTTTGAGTATTTTGAGTATAAACCAATTCATTTGTACCAGCATTTAATAAATCTTTAGCAGTTGTTGAATTTTTAACAGTTGTACCATCACTTTCAAAAATATCAATAAGGTCTTTACCTCCAATAGTTGAATCAACATTTTTTGAATTATTAACATTATCGACAGATTTTTTAAATACCGTTTTACTTCCAATTGAACCAAATTCAAATTCAACATTTGGGTCAGCTTTAGTATTTGTGTTTTTAAAATCTAATAAAGAATTTGCTTCCTCTGCATTATCAGCATGAGTAATATCTAAATCTTGTTCTGATACAAACAAGTATCCATTATTTTCAGTTTTAGTTGGATTGTAGCATAATATTTGATTTTGATTAATAGTAGAAGCATTATATACAATTGGTTTCAAAGAATTGTCATAAAAGTAAACTATATATCCTGAAGTGTTAGCTGCATTAAACATATCCATTAAATCATTTAATTTATTTTTTTGATAAGAGAAAAAAGTATTAAATAATTCAGTGAAATCATTAAGAGAAGTATTAGGTCCATAAGTTTTATTTAATGATGAAGTTGATTCATCTGAAATGACATATTTAATAATAGCGTTTGCAATTAATGAATCTTGTCTAAGGATAGCATTCATTATGTTTGAGCGAACAACTGTACCTGATTGATATCCAGAAAGACGTTCATTTGAATTATTAAATTCTAAATCAGAAAGTATATTAGAAGTATTTTCAGCAAATACTTTTACATTATTTATATTAGCCATATTATAATGCCTCCCAGTCGTTAGCTAAAGTATTAGATATACTTAAACCTAAATCACCTTCTGTAATTTCTTTTCCATTACTTAAATGAATAGTTAATTTAAAAGTTGATTGGTCAATAAACCAATAACCTTTCCAACCTTTTCTTCTAACTTTTAGACCTGCTTTCATCATTTTCCAAGCATCTCTAAATTTCATAAGTTATTCCTCGCTTTCGCTGATTTTTTCTAAATAATCAATATCGTCAATAACTTCTTCTTTTTTCTTAGCTACTTTTTTAGCAGGTTTTTCAAGAATTTTATCTTTGTTTAATTCTACTTCAATTTTTTGATTTCCTTTATTTAATTTATCTTTCAATGCTTTAGCTTCTTCTTTTTCAAAATCGGGTTCATCTGTATATTCACCAATAGTTATAACTTTATCTTTTTGTAAACATTTAACAGTGTTCCATTCTGTGATTTCACTGGGATAGAAATGAGAACCTTCTCTAATAGGAATAATACGTTTTGACCAAAGTGAATTAATTTTTAAACGGTCACCAACATGAGCGTCTGGATTTGTTACATCCCTATACTCCAAACCTGATGTTACATTGATATTAATTTGTGATTGAATTCTTACATAAGCTTTTTTCATATTTTAATTTCCTCCTTTTAAGCTTTTTAAAAATCATTTTCCATATCTATTATATATACTCTCATAAATTCACCATTTAAGAATCTACATAAATTGTCTTTTCTTTGAAGAGCATTATATAATTCAACATTTATTAAATTTACGTTTTGTCTAGTTATTTCTTTGTTTTGAAATTCTAATATTTCTCTTACATTATCGAATATGTAGAGTAATACTTCATCTGTCACATCATAAAAAGCAATGATATATTTATTTTTATAAAATTTTACCTTTTCTTTTTCAAGAGGTAACATAAATAATCACCTACTTTTTAGAATGCTTAAATAGTTTTTTGAATAATGAATCTTTTTGTTTTGTTATAAACTCATTTTCATTTTCTTTAATTTCATTTTCTTCTTCAGATTCATCCAAGTCAAGATTTTCAAATTCATCTTTAGTATTTTCTTCAAGTTCTTTTAAATATTCTTCATCAAAACCAAAATTAATTTCATTCTTATTAATAAAGTGTTGAAGAATTTCAGCATATTTCTTAGTTGTTAAAATACCATCACCTAACATACTTGATAACAACGTTTGAAATTTAGATAAACCATCCATTCTTTCATCATCATGTTTTTTAATTAATAATGAATTAAATTCAAATTCAATGTTTTCTTTAACATTGTATTTTTTGTAAAGAATCCACAAAAACTTTTCAAGAACAGGTCTAAAGTAAGATTCAGCTCTATTTAAAATTGTTTCATCATATCTTTCTAATGCGTCAGTATCATTTGAGAATCCTTGTTTTAAATCTCCAAATAACACACCTTGCATTTCTAAAGCTGCAGAGATTAACCACATATTTTGTTCTAACAAATCAGCTAATCCATTTAAACCTGAAAAACCATGTTCTTGGTATTCGTCTTCTTTATCTAAGAAAGTTAAACTGTTATATGTCCTACCCCAGTTAACCATCTCTAACCTAGCTCGAAGTTGATTTTCTGAAGCTTCATCTTGACCCATGAAAACTCCTCTCATTCCAGCCATCTTGATAACTTCAATTAATGCTTTATTAACTAAAGATTGAATTGATGCTTTAAGTTGGTCATCTCTTGATAATTCGTTAAGAATATGAGCTCCTTCTGCATATCCCCAACCTTGAAGCTGACCCGTTTTAATTAATTTAGGAGCTGTACGATGTTCATATCTAAGAATGAAATCATGATGAACCTCCATGCTAACTCCATCTGCAAAAGTAATTCTATAAGTTTTAGGTTTGCCAAAATCTAAAGATTTCATATTTGACACAGTATCTTCTGAAATAGCTCCTACTCCATACCATCGGTCTGTAACATACAATCGAATACTTTTAGAATCTTGTATTTTCTTTAAATCTATAGGTTTAGCATAATCTTCATTGTTCATAGTATCAAACATAACAACTGCTACTGAACCGCCGAATAAAGAACCCCATTGTAGAAGATTGATAAAATCAGTTCGATATTTTTTTAAATCTTTTAAAACTATATCTTTTTTTTCTTCCTCTTTTAAACTTAAAGTTATACCACAACGAACAACATCAGTTGACGGTTTATCAATAGCTCTTCTAAAAACCCAAGAATCGTTATACAGAGCCAACCACAAAGGCCAGTTTAGAGTATCATTTGAAAAACCGTAATTAGTGAAAGATTGAACTTTATCATCCGTACCAATAGAACTTAGAGTATTTCCATAGTGGTCGTGAATTGAACTTTTCATTGCTTCAGAACTATTACCTAAGTCGACTAATTTTTCTATTTTTTCTTCAGAGCTATCTTCTAATGTTTTTCTTTCACTATCTTTTAACTGTATTTCTTTCATCATAGAAATAACTTTAGAATTACTGTAATTTTTATTTTCCTCTGACATATTGGAAAAATCCTCCTTTCTTTTTATATAACATATTATATCATATCGTTTAAAAAAAGTAAATGTTTTTTCTGAAAAAAAGTGAAATTTTTTTAAAATAAAAAAAGTGTAAAAATATAAAAAAATTTTGAAAAATGATAAAAAAATTATTGATAAAAAAAGGATGATTTTAAGGGTGTATTATTAACAATTAAGGTTTTTTAACATATTATATTATATAGTATATATTATTATATTATATAGTATATATTATTATATTATTTTTATAATAATATTTTAAAATTATTTAATATTTAATAAAATATAAGTTAAACCATATACCGTTAAACTTTGAAAGTAATTAAAAACCTATATTAACTATCTATTAACATTTTGAATTTGATGAAATGTTAATAGTCATTACAAACTTTTAAAAAATTTGGTTTAAAATGTTAATAGAAAGTTAATAGAAAGTTAATAGGTCATGTTAATAGAAAATTTATATTTTTGAAAGTGTTTAGAGACTATTAACATTATCTATTAACATTTATCATTTTTATTAACATTTATCGTTTTTTTACTATCATCTTAATAGTGCTTAAATAAATTTTTTAAAATAAATTATGATATTAATTTACATACTTTTAAAAATATGATATAATTAAATTGTAAAAATTAATAAAGGAGATTTTAAAAACTTATGAAAGTTAAAGAATTAGTACAAACATGTAAAGGAATTAAAAAAGTAGTAGTACATACTAGAAATGGTTTTGAATTTTTAGGGGAATGGGAAGAATCACAATTTAAATATTTTGATTTATGGGAAAAATCAACTTGGTTAGTTAAAAGCTGGCAGGTTGAAAGAAAAGTTCTATATGTTATAATTTATTAAAAATTAAAAATAAATTATGATATTAATTTACATACTTTTAAAAATTTGATATAATTAAATTGTAAAATTAATAAAGGAGAAAATAAAAATGGAACCAAAAACAAATTTAAAGGAATGTACAATTAAGGAGATTACAGCATTTATAGATATGAATGTTAGAAAAACTTCTCCTAAAACAGGTAAGAAAGTAAAAATTAATACTTTTAAATGGACAAAAGAAATGTTATATAATTTTATTAAATCAAACGATTTGGAAGATGAATTACTTGATTGGTTAAATGGATGGTATTATGATTTACCTGGTTATTCAATATTTTAAAAAAACCAACTGAAGAGTCTTTGAAAATTAAGACGAAACCTCCTATTTGGAGGTCTTGGTTAAACCAAAAGAAAATTAATTTAAAGGAGAAAATAAAAATTATGAAATTAAGAGATGCTTTACAAAAAGGAATTATTACTTTAACAGATTTAGAAAAAGAATGCTTAAATGCAATCAGAGGAGAAGGAAGCTTCTATGAAGAATCTATGGATTATAATTTTGAAACAGGTGAAAATGAATTTTCAAAAGGTCAATTCTTTGGTTGGGAAATATATGAAAGTGAAGTAAAAGGTTGTAGAGGAGCTATTGCATCGTTAGTTAAAAAAGGAGTATTAGATACTTTGGAGGATGATGGATGTACTGCTTATTATATTAATTATGAATTAGAATTTGAAGATGATAATATATGGAAAATTAAATTTGAATAGAGTTTTTAAAACTCTTTCTTAAAACCACAAACTGGTCCTAAGTCCAGTATAATCATAAGGTTGAAGGAGAAAGTGAGAAAAATAAAATGAAAAATAATGAAATTGAAAAATTTATGAAATTATTAAAAGAAAATGATTTTACAGATTCGTATAATGCCTATTTAATTGTAAATGATAATGATATTATTTATAAAGACCAGGGAGGTTGGTTTGAATTAAAATTAGTTAATAAAAAAGAACAAAAATACATATTTAAATGTGATGCATATAGTGATGAACCTTATTCCAAAACTATTAGTGGTGAAAAAGAATTTGATGAATTTTTAGAAGAATTTAAAACATTATACTGTTTTGATAATAGCGCTTATGATTTTATTCTAGATGAAGATGATGAAGATGAGGATATAGAGTGGTAATTTATGAAAAGTAAAGTATGTATAATTTTTGATAAAGATTTTTTAGTTGATGATTTAACTTATTATAAGAAAATATGTAAAGGTTTATATTTAGTTAAGTTTAACTTTATGTCATATAACTCAAGTAAATATTACACTTATGTTAGAAAATTTAAAAAATCATATCATCCTTTTATTAGAAATGATTATTATTTAATCACAAATTACGGAAAAGTTATGTACTCATTTAATACATATAATAAATATTCAAAAAAGATGATTAAAAAATTTAAAAAGAATTATAAAAAATTCTTAAAAAGTTCAGAATATGAAAATGAAATGTTAAAATATTTAATGTTGTTTTGTAAATTAAAAACACAGATTGGAGAATATGATGAGTAATAGAAAATATTATGTAAGTACAGAGTATTTTAAAAATCAAGGTTTAGGATTAGATTTCATTGCTTCAGATTGCGAAAATACTGAAATTAGTGAAGAGGAATATGAAAAATTAAACTTAAAACAATTATGGAATTTCGATAAAGAATATCATAAAACTATAAAATTAAAATGTGTTGAAGAAGTTGATGAAAATAATGATATTTATATATTAGGTTATTATGAAGATTAAATAGGTCTTAAATTGAGAGGTGCAATTTTAGATATAAATTTAGCTGAAGGAAAACAGCGAAATCTAAAACCACTTAAATATTAATCAAATTGTTAAAAAGTAAAATATTGAAGACACCTCCTTCAATAATCTTTAAAGGAGAAAATATGAAAAAATTTAGATTTACATTAAAATTAGATATTGATGAGGAGGATATTGAAGTTAGTACTGATTTTGAAGCTGAAAATTATGAAAAAGCTATGGAATTCATGAAAGATATTATTGGAATTATTGATATGAATAACGATAAACTTGAAGAAATTGAAGAGGAATAATTATGAAGAAAATTAAAGAAAATATAGATTTGAAAGAATTAGAAAAATATGGTTATGAAGAAGAAAATTCAAGATATGTTAAATATACAAATGATACATATTATGATAATCCAATAACCATTACTGTTAATAGATTTACAAGAATTATAGAAAAATGTTATGCTTGGAAGTGTATGTTAGGTCCAATATATCACTCGCCTATTGTAAAAAATGACAAACAGGTTAAACCTGATAAATATATCGAGGATTTAATAAAAGCAGGTTATGTGGAGGAGATAGAATGGAAAAGCGAATAATATTAATATTTAGAAGAAAAGGTGGAATGTGGGTTGTTTTTTATGATAAAAATTTTGGTTTAAAGGATAATGAACAATACGTTTGCGACTTAACACCAAAACAAGTTTTACAAATTATGAATAGCGAAAGTTACCAACGTTCAATTGAAGTTGAGGATGAGGTTGTTGATGAGTTAAGGATTGAGTATAAAGAAAATAAATATATTTTTGGAAAGTTGGAAAGGTAGAATAAATAATGAAATTTACAGAAATTTTAGAAACTTTAAAAAAAGGCGAGAAAGTAACACGAGAAAAATGGGAAAAACCTGGTTGTACTATCAATTTTATATCATATGATTCAAAAATAGGTAAATGTGTATTTTGGATAAATGACGAGTATTGGGATGAGTTTATATGGCGTTATGAAAATATAATTGCAGAAGATTGGAAGATTTATAAAGAAAAAGAAAATAATAAAAACTGGAAGCCTAAAGAAGGTGATACCATTTTTTATATAATTGAAACAGGTAGAGTAATATCTGGCAGTTTTCTGTCACTCTTACCTAGTGATAATGCTAAAGTACTTTTTAACAATGCTTTTCAAACCAGAGAAGAAGCTGAACATATGCTTGAAAAAATAAAAATTATTAATAAATTAAGAGAGTTATCAAATATTGATTTTAAAGATACTTGCGGTACACCACATTATGCTATAGCATATCACGATGATACACATAAAATTACTTATAGTGCAGATTATTATTATAGAGAGTTACCGTTCAACATTTATTTTGCAAGTGTAGAAGATTGCAAAAAAGCCATTGAAATAATAGGCGAAGATAATTTGAAAAAATACTATTTTGATATAGAGGAGGAGATATAATGACCGATTCAGAAAACTTAATGAAAAACATTAAAGAAGCAATAAGAAGATTAGGTTATAATTATAAACTTGTAAATTGGTATGATAGGTATACTGTAATGGATGTATATAATAATAAAGCACAATACTGTGGGGCTATATGGTTTTATTTGGATGGTTCATTCAAGAAAGGAGAATAAATAATGAAAATAACAGATTTTAAAAAAGAAGATTTAGAAAAAGGTATTATGATTAGAAGAAAGGGATGGGCAAAAGATATATCAATTTCTTTTAATAAAAACGCTAGTATTTTTGATGCTTATATTAATTGTGCTATAAGAGGTGAGAAAACAGATTTAACAGTTGAAGATATTATAAGTGATGATTGGGAATTAATTGAAAAGTCAACTCAAGTATGGCAACCTCAATATGCTGAGAAATATTATTACATAAGCACTGCTGGTAATACAGCACATGATACTTTTGATAAATCTGTAGACAAGTGTAGATTAAGTTTTGGAAACGGTTTTAAGACTAGAGAAGAAGCAGCATATATGGCTGAAAAACTAAAAATCATTACAAAATTAAGAGAATTATCTAATGTTGATTTTCATCATAATTGTGAGGAAAAAAAATACTTAATATGCTATAATAGTAAATTAAGAGAAATAGATACTACAACACACACCTGTATTAGAGAATTACCATTTAATATATATTTTGCAACTAAAGAAGAATGTCAAAAAGCTATAGAAACAATTGGTGAAGAAAATCTAAAGAAATATTATTTTGATGTAGAGGAGGAAAAACAATGACATATGAAACAAATGTTAAATTTCAAACATGGGCGACATATTATATAGAAGCTGATTCAAAGAAAGCCGCAATGGAAAAAGTAAAAGAACGAGTGCTTATTGATTATAAAACACATAAGATATTAAAAATTTGTATAAGAGAAAAAGAAGAATTGGAAGAAATTTTTGAAGAATTTTTTGAAGATAAGGAGTAAATTATGAATTTTAATAATTTTAATAATATTGATTATTATGAAATGGATAAACTAAATGAAACTTATTTTAAAGATGACTATAATAGAATGAAAAAAAGAGAAATACCGATGCTAGTAGACTTAAATTATTATACTTATGGTGGAATTCAATCAAATATAGTATATTATCGTTGTCCTAATTGTTATAATAAGATTAAAAGAAAAAGTAATTATTGTTCTACGTGTGGTCAACATTTATTATGGATAGATATGGGTATAAACGTTGATGGAGGAACATTTATATAATGGAAGAATATAGAAAAGCTTTAAATAATTTAATTTCTAAAAAATATAATATTGAAGATATTCAAAAATTAAATGAGTTAATATATAAATATGAAAAATTAAAAGAAGAAAATCATGAATTAAGAGAAATTAATTTAATTTTAGAAGTATGGAGTAATATGAGAGGAATATAAATTATGAGTTTGTTTGGAAGTGATATGAATATATCTCTATGGCTTAAATTAGAAAAAGGAGGTACAATAAATGATTAATCACGTAAAGAAAATACAAAGTAAGTATTTTTGGGACATTTTAAACAATAATAAAAGATTTGAAATAAGAAAAAATGACTGTAATTATCAAGTGGGCGATATAGTTAAACTTGTTGAATATAACAGCGACAAACAAGTAGAAACAAATAGTTATATTGTTGTAAAGATAACTTATATTTTAAAAGACATACCGCAATATGGGTTAGATAAAGATTACTGCATATTTGGGTTTATAATATGTGAAAAAATGTTAAATGTTGGAGGTATGAAATGGGAGAATATAGATGGGTAAGGAAATGGAAGAAAAGAATAAATATCAAGAAGCGTTAGAAGAAATTATAAATAGATATCAATATGCTTATAATTATTATTGCCAATTTCAAGGAGTATCAGAAGAAAAGGCAAAAGAATTATTTGAACATTTTAATAACAAAAATATAGGATTACTTAAAGGATTACTTAGTAAAGAAACGCCTAAAGAACCAATAGATAAGGGATTTAAAAATGACATTTTACAATATAAATGTCCAACTTGCAAAATTGGAAAAGTTGGCAGAATAATTGATAATGGTTGGAAAACAAAAGGAGAAGGTTTTACTAACTATTGTCCTAATTGCGGTCAAAAAATAAAATGGTAAGAATTATGAATGAAAACGAATATTATGATAAATTGAATAAATATAATATACAAGTTAGTTATGGTCATGATTATAAATCAATTATTATAGATAGCTATGAAATAGAAGAAAGCACAGTTGACAAAGCAATTAATAAAGCACAAAAAATGTTAAGTGATAAATGTAATGTAGAGATAAATGATGTTTTTTGTTGATGGTGTTGAATTAATTGAAGGTAAAGATGAAGAATATGAATGTGAATGGGGAGAACCTGAGCATGAAATACCTATAAGAATTTAAAAGGAGGAATAAAAAAATGAAGGTAATAATAATTATAGGAATTGTGATATTTAGTTTAAATATACTAGCTGATATTATTATAATTATTGGCAAGTTATTAGACCAATTAGACCAATATGAATTTGATAATAGTTGTGTTAGTGTTACTATTATAACTGATATTTTTTTCTTAGTATATTTTATACTTTTATTAAATCAATTATAAAAATAAAGGAGGAATAAAAAATGGAATACAAAGAAATATTTAGGATTAAAAAGATGTTGGAAGAAGTAAATATACCTTTTGAATTTACTGATGATTTATTTCATATTAAAGATATAGTTTTAAAAGATACTGCTTCAAACATCATTTATTTTAGAAGGTATTATCCATCCTATCAAATAATAATTTATAAAAATGATGCAAAAGAAGAAAGAATATGCGATGTGATTCAACATTGTGGGTCTTATGGGAACCAACAAGATTTGTTAGAAATTATGGGTGGTTTAACAGAAGAAGAACAAGAAAATGATAGTGTGCTTGGGTATTTAACAGCAGAAGAAGTATTTAAACGTTTTAAGCAATGTTATGAGAATGGCTGTTCTACTTATAAAAATTTAGAGGAGGAATAAAACAATGAATTTTAAAGAAGCATATCAAAAAATGTTAGAAGGAAAGAAAGTTAAAAGAAAAGGTTGGGAAGGCTGGCAATATTATAAATTAATCGGAGATAATATGTATTATGCTAACAAACTAATAGCTTCAAATATTACTGTTGAAAACGCTTTAGCAGATGATTGGGAAATTGTAGGAGAAACAAAAAGTAAGGTTTGGAAACCTAAAAAAGGTGATAAATATTTTTTTATCAGTAGTAGATTGGAAGTTGTTAAGTTTAATAATCAAGAAGATTCAGTTGATAAAAAAGTTATAAACTCTGGTAATTATTTTAAAACTAAAGAAGAAGCTCAACATATGGTAGAGAAGTTAAAAGTAATAAAAGAATTACAAGATTTTGCTATTGAAAATAGGGATGAAGAAATTAGTTGGGAGGAAGATAGTCGTTATAAATTTTCTATTTACTTTGATTATAAGTGGAAAATGATAAGAATTAGTTGGGCTACTGTAGCACATGACTCTCCTTTTAATATATATTTTGCTTCAGAAAAAGCAATACATGATGCTATTGACTCTATTGGTGAAGACAGAATTAAAAAATATTACTTTGATGTTAAAGATTAAATTTATAATAAAATGTGGAATTAAAAAATATTATTAGAGGTGAAAAAAATGAAACTTAAAAAAATTTTATTTGCAATTTTTGTAATTATAACACTGTTTGCTAGTTGTACTTTTTTGGCAATTTTATTATTAAAAGAAGAAAGAACAATTGTTGATATAGCACTTTTAGCAGCAAGTGGAAGTTATTTAGGTAGTATTTTTATGTATATTTTTGTTATAGTTTTTAAAGAAGAATTTGGAATAAAATAAAGGAAGGTGAAAGAAAATGATAATTAAAAAGAAATTAAGAGATATTAGTTTGGAAGAATTAAAAATTTGGAGTATAAAAAATTGTAAAAAATTAAGTTGTGAAAAGTGTGTTTTTTCAAACGTTTATTGTGATGAGTTTTCAAGTGATTGCTGGGTAAATAACAAAGATATCTATTCGGATAAATTTTTAAATCAAGAAATAGAAATTGAGACTGATATTTTATCCGAAAAAGAAAAAGAGTATTTAAAATCAATAATTAGACCTTTTAAAGATAGAGTTGAATATATTGAGAAAAAAATAAATATGAATTGTACAGGTAGCACTTTTTATTATATTACAATAGCAATTAAAAGTATTGTTAATGATAACATAATGGAAATAATAGCTCTTCCTTATTTTAAATTAGAAAGCAAAACGTATAATGGTATGGAACTCAACAGAGAATACACATTAAAAGAATTAGGATTATTATAGGTGAAAAAAATATGTCTGAGAAAAGAGTAAAATTTATTGATTATAGTGGTAGTTGGCCTGGTTTGTGTTACGGAGTATTAACAGTTGAAATAAAAGGTAAAAAAGTAGAATTTGATGATATCACAAGCACTGGTAGCTGTTGCTTTGATAAAGATGGAAACGAATATATAAAAAAGGGTCGATGGATTGTTGGTGTTCCAAATAAATATAAAGAATATAAAGAAGAAATAAATGACTGTATGAACGATAATGTTCCTTGGGGATGTTGTGGTGGTTGTTTATAAAATAAAATTATAATAGAAGGAAAATAAAAAAATGAATAATTATATAATTAATTATACAATTAAAATAAAAGGTACTATATGTGTTAAAGCTCCAAGTTCAATTGAGGCTAGATTAAATTTTATAGATTTATTAGATGAAAACAAAATAGAATTAGTTAATAATTCAAATTATCCAATTAAAATTGAAGAGGTTGAAGTTGTCGAAGAAGATTAAAAATAAATTATGATATTAATTTACATACTTTTAAAAATTTGATATAATTAAATTGTAAAATTAATAAAGGAGAAAAATATATGAAAAGAATTATGAAAAAGAAAAAATTTATATTTTATAAATTAATAGAAGGAAAAAAAGTAGATTTATTAGAATTGATTTTAGATAGTTCAACATCTAAGGAAATACTAAAAGAAAGTTTAAGTTGTCTAAATTTTGATGGAATTGATACAGTTTGTATTATAGGTGAAACTCATGCCATTTAATGGATATATTGGAAATTACATTATTTTAAAACATAAAATAATTAATAAAACTTTAGTATTTAAAAACAGAAGAGAATTAGTTAAATATTTATCAGATAATTTAACTAATAAACCAGATTTTTTTGAAAAAGATATATTAAGTCTTCGAAAGGAAGAATTGGTATATAAATATTTAAAAAATTATTATATTAGTATATAAAGGAGAAGATATGAAAAAAATTTGCAAAAAATATAATTTAAATCCTGAAACATATAACAAATTTATCTCTGTAGTAATTAAAAATCTTAATTTTAAAGAAAGTGTTAATTTATTAAATCCACAACTTCAAAAAGTTAAACCTTATTTAGACGCTGTGAAAGAGTTATTAGAAAAAGGAGATATTCTTAATGAATAATGATTTTAAACTTTTAATATTAGAATCATCTTCAAATCGTTCAAAAGTTTATTTATTAATAAATAAATCAGAATACAATGTTGCTTCTCAATTTGTTAAACAAATGAAAAAAAGATATAATATTTATCAAATTAAAGATGAAATTATTTCAAATTTTAATGCATATGATTTAGAATATAATTATATGAATCTTGATTAAAGGAGGTTCTAATGACACAAATTAAAAAAATAAATGATATTGCTGCATCAGTAGATTCAGCAATAGTCATGGATAGACCTCTTTCTGATTGGAGACCGATTCTTTCAGAAGAATGCCAAGTTTATGTTTTTGGTGAAAATTATATTGCTAAGAGATTTGACCAAATACATTATAAATTTTGTGAAAAATTAGAAGCAAAGGATATATTAATTGATAATTTATATGCATTGTTAAGATATAAATATTTCCCTAAATCGAGTGAAGCAACAGATGATAAAATTTCAAAAATAGTTCAAAATTTTACTGCAAATTTAAAAACAAGTTTGAAAAAAGTATCGTTAGAGGATGATACATTATGTGAACATATTAACTTTTTACCTGATTATTGTGTTGCTTTTAGAAATGGAGTATATGATTTTAAAAATGATGAATGGCTTTTGAAATATGATATTATTTATATCGAAAGTCTTAAAAATACAATTTATCAATATGACCCAAAATGGATAATAACTTGGTATATTAATTTAGATTTTGAACCTTTACCTGTTTCTATTATGGAAACCAGTTTAGAAGAATTTATCGACTTAGTTAAAGAAATGATAAAAGATAGTCATAATTACTGTTTCGAATTGATGTATAATATAGCACATGATGTAGAAGATAAATTTTCACTAAAGCGATTTAATCATCTTTGTGAAATATTAGGTTATACTTTAAACATATCCTTTTTACAACATTTTGTAATATTAGTTGGGTCAGGACAAAATGGTAAAAACTCCTTATTGGATGGATGTTTCACCCACAGAGTTGTTCCAACACCAACATCGAATTCAATTGAATCTTTTGAAACAGATAGATTTATTACAGGAGCTTTAGAAAATCATGCTCATAATTTTTATTTAGAAACCTCCCAAAAAACTAGAGAATTTGATTCACAAGTATTAAAAAATATCACAGGTAGTATGTACCAAACAATTGAAGTTAAAGGTATACAAAAGTATTCTTCTCTTATAAATTGTAAACATATTTTTGCAGCAAATGACCAAGCAAAATTAAAATTTAGTGATACAACTCATGGATTTAGAAGAAGAATTAATGTATTTGAAATATTTTATCGATGGGATTCTCAAAAAAGATATTTGAAAAAAGGTGATTACTATGATACATCTTTCAGTGATTCTTTAAAAGAAATTAAAGGAGATATATCAAATGTAATAATGTATGTTTATTTTGGAATGTATGGTTTAAAAAGTTCAACAAAAGGTTGGGAACAAAATTTTAAATTTACTTCAAACGAATGGAATTTAACATATTCTGATATTGATGTTGATGTTAAAGAAAAAATTGAATCTACTTCTATTCAAAAAATTGCAAATGAAATGTTTAAATCTAAAGAAGAATTTAAAGTTTTATTTTATGATTTGAAAAAAGTTAGATTATATGAATCTAAAACAGTTCACAAATTAGGTTATAAAACTTATGATGATTTATTAAAAATGTTAGATAATGTTGAAGAAGCATCGTATTATTTTTCAGAAAATGATGTGTATATGAATTTAAGATTAGTTCAAAAGATTATTAATGATAAATCAACTTCTATTAATTTTACACAAAAAATTAAAAAAATATATAATTTAAATGGATTAAATAATATATATAATAATCAACCATATGTTAAGGTTAGATTTATTAATAATAAAATGAGAATTATTAGTTAGGAGTTATTAAATGGCAAAAAAGAAAAAAGGAAATTTATATGATAATTTAATGACTGAAGAATTTAAACAAAAACAAATTGAATATTTAGACACTATTAAAAATAATCCTCAATATTCACTAATTGTTGACCCTGAAAATAAATATAATTTAACATTGCAACAAAAAGAATTTATTGGTTTATATTGTGAATTTAAAAATATTCAACTTGCTGCTATGATGAGTAATTTAGAATTGGAAGAAGCTATGACGTTATATTCAAGTTATCCATGTCAACAAGAAATTAGGAGAATTAATTTAGCAATGTATCAAACACAATTTGCTAATAAATTAATTTCATTAAACGAATTAGGAGGATATTTAACATCTTTATTATGTGATGCCGTTCCTAGTGGAGATAAATTATCCCCTTCGGATAAATTAAAAGTAGCACAATTAATTTTAGATTTAAATAAAACCTTAAAAGAAACACCTAATGAAGTTAAAGATATTATAGATATTCCGATTGATACTCAAATTAAAGATTTATCAATCAAATCAATTAAAGCTTTACTAGAAGCAAATAAAAATAAAGACAAAATAAAAGAAGAAAAAGAAAAAATTATAGAATCGTTTGAAAATTTTGATAATTTTTCACAAGAAGAAATTAGTTTTTTAAACACATTATCAACTAAAGAATTATTAGATTTATTGAATTCAATGGAAAAGGAGACTAAATAATGAATCAAAATCAATCATTTAAAGCAATTCAAATTCCATATATGTTATATGAAGAATGGTGTAAAGAAAAAGAAAAAAATCCGTCTTTACCTAAAACAAAAAACGAATTTTTTAGATTAATTTTAGACGGAAAATTAGTTAGAGAAGGAAATAAATTAATTAGAAAGAGAATTAGAGAAAATGAAAAAAGATAAAAAAGGAATTATTTGTAAAATTTATTTTGATGAAAAAAAATATAATATGGAATTAAATTTATCAGAAACATATAAATTAAGTTTATCTCGACAACTTTTAGATGATTCTTTAAAATTTATTAGAATTAGCAATTTGATTATTAATAAGGATAAAATAGAGTATGTCGAATTCATTTAGACCTTCATGGGAAGAAAGTTATTTTGAAATTGCTAAAGTTATAAGTAAAAGAAGTAAAGACCCTCATACAAAAGTTGGAGCTGTTTTAGTTAAAGATGGAAGAGTTTTAGGAGTTGGTTACAATGGTGAACCAAGAGAATTTACATATTCATTTAATTGGTTTACTGAAGAAAAATATGATTATGTTATTCATGCTGAGTTAAATGCAATTGCTAATGCCTGTTCTATAGGAGCAAATGTTACAGGAAGTGATATATATTTAACTTTATCCCCTTGTTCAAATTGCATAAAATTATTAATTCAACATCAAATCCGAAATGTTTATTTTTTAAAAAAATATAAGGATTTTGAATTAACTGAAAAAATTGCAAATCATGCAAATATAAATTTAATTTACAAAGGAGAAAAATAAAATGGAAGAAAATAAATATGAATTAATTGAAAATAAAGAAGGATATGCTGTAATCTCTCAAAAGGTTGAACAAATTTTAGATGATTATAACGCAACTAAAAAAGAATTTGAAAAAAGAGAAAAACTTTTTAGAGATTCTTTATTTAAGGCAATGCAAGAAAATAATATTATAAGTGCAAAAGTTGGAAAATATAATATTTCTCAAGTAATTGGAAAACCATCTTATATATTGGATGAAGATAAATTTTTAACAGAAGTAGATATCGCAACGTTAAATCTTTTTGCAAAAATTGAAGAAACTGAAGAATTTGATATTCAACGTTTTATAAAAGAATGTCCTGAGTTATATCAAAAATATTTAAATAAGCAACAAAAAGTTGTTTATGATTTAGAAAAATTAAAGAAACTTCGTCCAGATTTATACGATAAATACACAATTGTTGTTCCTAGTACTAAACAACCATATCTAATGATTAAAGAAAGTTCTAAAAAATAATGGCTAAAAAAGATAAAATAAATTATATTTGCTTAATAGGAATGATGAATGAAAAGGATGAAATTATATATCAAAAAGAATGTGAAGGAGAAAAAAAAGTAGTTATTGATTTTATAAATAAATATAATCAAAAATATTCAGTTCTTTATTTTCATGAAAAAAATTTAAAATTTGTTGTTAAAATTAATGAATTAAATTGGATGACAGTTGAAGATTTAATAAATAAAAATTTAGCAGTTAGAAGGTTAAAATAAAATGGAAAATAATCAAATTATATGGTCGCATAGTAAATTATCAACTTTATTAAAATCACCAATGAATTATAATTTAAGTTATAATTATGGGATTTTTCCTAAGTTTGAAAAAGAAGCTTTAGGATTAGGTTCAGCAGTTCATTGGGGTATTGAATATAACACCTCAGATTTGGAAAAATATTATGAAGAAAATTCAAAATTTAAAAATAAAGCTAAAATAAAAGATGAACAAATAACAGCTGAATCAATGGTAGCTGGGTATTTAACTCATAAAAATAAATTGTTTGATGTTATTTTAGAAAACGATGAATTAATATCTGAAGTTCATGAATTAAAAATTTATGGAATTCTTCCTTCAAAAATTTTAAAAGAAGGAAATAAATTTGTTGGAATTATCGATTTACTATTGTTAACAAACAAAGGATTTATTGTGGTTGATTATAAAACTTCATCCTCTGTTCCGGATTGGTCAAATTATTTAGACCAACTTTATAGATATATTTTCTTATTAAATTCTGAATTTCCTAAAGTACCCGTTTATAAAATTGCAATAATTAATTTAAGAAAATGCAGAGTTAAAAGAAAACCAAATGAAAATGATAATTCTTTTAGAAAAAGATTAGATATAATATATCAATTAAATGATGAACAACATATTGATGTTCATGTGTTTAAATCAAACGAACTTAATGTTACTGATATGAATGCATATATTAATAATTTATCAATTATGTGTGATGCCGGTTTATCCATTATTAATAATAAATGTTACTATACTAATTATGCTAGTTTAGATGATTATGGAGGTTCAGATTTAAAAGAATTATTATTAAAAGAAGATGGAGCATATACTTTATATAATATTCGAGATAAATATTATAATGAATTATCAAATACAATTGATGATTATAGAGATATGCAAGAATTAGATGTTGAAGTAATATTTAATAATTATAGTTATATTGATAGATATTCAAAATTTAAAGAAATATATGATAAATTTTTAAAAGAATTTGAAATTAATGAAAATTTTGAAAAATTTGATAATTACTTTATATGTTATATTTTGGAAATGAATTATAATTATGATGAAAAATTAATTCGAAATTATTTAATAGTTTATAGATGCTTTTTAAAAGAAAAAGAAAAAGAGAAAGAAAAAATAAAATAAATTATCATATTATTTTACAAACTTTTAAATTTATGATATAATGATTATGTAAAATTAATAATGAAAGGAGGAAATTATATTGAGTAAAAACAATTTGAAATTATTAGAAAGAAATGATTTGGAAATATTTGTTAACAAATATGAATTTACCATTCATGGCCAATATGTTATTGTTTCAGTAAAGACATTTAATCGACCAACTTTACATGATAAAAACAAATCATTTGCAATTTCGTGTAATAACCGAAAGTTAATTATTACACCTGAAGCAATTAATTTATGGGAAAATCATTTTAGAGATAAGAACTTAATTGAAGTTCAAAATGCATTAAATACAATAATTTTAATGTATCAATCTCCAAATCCACAAGATGTAGAAAAAATTTTAAATAAAGAAATTTAAGAAAGGAAAAATTAAAAAATTATGAAAAGAATTAAAATGATATTATATGGTGAACCTGGAGTTGGTAAATCCGTATTTGCAGTTAAATTTCCAAAACCATTTTTTATTTGTTCAGATAACAACTATGAATGGTTATTAGATTTTGGAGCCAAAGAAGAAGCTCATATAAAAGTTACATCATGGGCACAGGCTAAAAAAGTATTTAAAGAAGAGTATAACGACTATGAAACAATTGTTGTTGATTTAACTGAAGATTTATTCATGTGGTGTGAATTAGAATGGTGTAATAGAAATGGTGTAGAACACCCCTCTGATTTAGGTTGGGGAAAAGGATATTCTGGTCCTCGAAATGAATTTTTTATTGAAATTTCAAGATTATTAGCAAAAGATAAAAATATCGTATTGTTAATGCACGGCGAAGTTATTACCTTAAAGAATAAAAGAGGAGTTGAATATAATACATACCGACCAACATCAAGAATTCCGGATAAGCTTTTAGACCAATTAGAAGGAAGAGTTAGATATTGTTTAAGAGCATATATTGATTCAAAAGAAGTTGATGGTAAATTAGTTAAAACTCGTTATTTATCTTTAGTACCTAAAGAAGATGAGTATGGTATAATTAGAGGAGTAAATGAAAATGAAATTTCTCAAACAATTCCTCTAGATTTCAATATTTTTTGGGATACAGTAATTGGTTCTGAAAAACCAATAGAATTAAGTAAAGAAGTTAAAGAAGAAATTAAGGAAGAAGTTAAAGAAAAACCTACTCGAATCAGAAGAAAAAAATTAAATGATGAGGTAGGAGAGGATGGTTTAACTGATGAACAACGAAATGAATTTAAAAAACAAATGGAAAAAACTAATTCTGAAATTAAAAAAATGAGAGAAGAATTAAAATCTGAAACCATTGGTGAAAAAGAAATTAATGGAGAAGATGTGATTCAAGAAACAGTTGTTCAAGAAGAAAAAACATTATCTAAAGAAGAAAAATTAGCAGCATTAAAAGCTAAATTAAATAAGGTTAATCAAGAAGTTAAAGAAGAACCAAAACAAGAAATTAAAGAAGAAGTTAAAGAAGAAGTTAAAGAAAATAAACCTTTAACAAGAGAAGAAAAGTTGGCTGCTTTAAAAGCTAAATTACAAAATATGAAACGTTAGGAGAAAAATTAAATTATGAATGATAAAGTAACAAATATATTTGAAACTGTGAATAGTATATTAGCAAAAGTAAATGTTAATAAGATTGACCCAAATTCATCTGATTTTGAGAGTTTACCTGAAGGATATTATTTATCTGAAGTAGTAAAAGCAGAATACGAAAGCTTTCCAGATGGTTCAAAAGCTCCTCGAATTAAATTACAATTAAAAGTAGTTGAAGATGGTTTAAGAGTTGTTATAAATGAAAACGGAGATAGTACTTTAGAGCCAATTTCAAAATCTAAAGGAAGAATGATTTTTAAATATTATAGATTAACAACTGTTGAAGAAGCAGAAAGATGTATAAAAGATTTATTAAAATTTGAAGGTGAAAATCCAGGAGAACCTTTACTTGAAAGAGATTATTTTGCCACCGAAGATTTATTAGTAGAAGCATTAGAAATATTAGAAGGTTCTCAAATTTATGTTCAAAATACAATTACTAAGAAAAAAGATGGAGAAACTTCTTCATGGATTAATTTACTTTCATGGGAAAGAGCCACAAAATTAGGTTTAATGGAAGAATAATATGTCAGCTTTAGACACTCTAGAAAATATACTAAATCATCCAAATTTATTCTTATCTAATTTAAAATATTGTTTAGTGGATTCTAATAAAATACCTTATAAAATAAATGGGGAAAATGCTAAAAGTAATAGACTTGAAGATTTTGTAAATATAGAAACATTATTAGAATGTAAAAATCTAGATGAATATGCTGGAATAGGAATATCTATACAAGCTTCTAATATATGTGCAATAGATGTTGATAAATGTTTTGAAATTCCATTTGATATAAATTCGGCAGATGATAGAGCCATAGATGTTATAGAAAGATTTAAAAAATATGCTTATATAGAATTTAGTTTTTCAGGTAAGGGTTTAAGAGTGTTTTTTGAACAAGATATTATTAAAGATTATTCCAAACAATATTATATAAAAAATGAAAATTGTGGAATCGAATATTATCAACCTACCCAAAGTTATAGATATGTAACTATAACAGGTAGAGCTATTAAAAGTAATCCAATAAGAAGTAATAAAGATTTTTTACATATAATTGTTGATTTTTTAGATAATTATATGAAAAGACCTGTTAAAAATAAAAAAGATATAAAAGTTATAGAAAATGATAATAGAACTATTGAACAAATTCTGAAAAAAGTTAAATCTAAACTTTTAACAGATTTTATTTTTCAGGAGCATTGGTTTTCTAAAGCTCCTGGAAGTGGTTCAAATGAAAGTGAAATTGATTATTTTATACTTTCCTATTTGTTTGAAAATGTGGTTCAGGATAAAGAAAAATTAAGAATTGTTTTTGAAAATTCTCCTTATTTTAAAAGTAAAGATAAAAAACATTTAAACAAATGGATGTATAACGATTATCGATATTATAATTATATTTATGAAAGGTTGAGTTGATTATGAATAAAATAATCATTCTAGGTATGGACAATACTGGTAAAACTACTTTAGCCGAAACTTTATCTAAAGAATTAAAAGTAAAATTAATTAAAAGCACCGGTCCTAAAGTAACAAAAGAAACTATGGTTTATAATATGTTGATTAATTTAGAATCTCCAGAACCCGTAATTTTTGAAAGATATAATATGTTTGAAGAAATAATATATGGAAATATTTTAAGAGGAGAATCTAAATTTAATTTTAAAGATTACATGTATGAGCAAACGGTTCTTCATAAACCTTTAATAATTTATTGTAGACCTGATAAAGAAAAAATATTTAATTTTGGAACAAGAGAACAAATGAAAGGTGTTATAGAAGAAAAAGAAAAATTATTAAAAGCTTGGGATGAATTAATATCTAAAATTAGTTCAGATATAGAAGTTTATGTATATAATTTTAATGTTCAAAGTTTAAATTATATGGTAAATTATATAGGTAATTTATTAAAATTAAATGTTGTTAAAAAATTAAATCAATAGGAGGAATACAATGAATATAACACATGCTATTAAAGAAAATGTTAAAGGAGATAAATTAATTGCTATCTTCAATAGACAAAAAGAACTTATGGAAAAATACCACGATATAGAAAAAAGAAGTGGTTTATTGCAAACAGAAGAATGTCCTATTAATTTAGATGATAAAAGAGGACAAGCTAGAATTAAAGATTTTGCATGGAGAGTAACGGAAGAGGTTGGAGAAGCTTTAGAATCATTTGTTTATGAACATAATGAACTTCATTTTAAAGAAGAATTGATTGATGGTTTACATTTCTTAACAGAATTAACTATTCTATCTGGTTTAAATGAGACTGAAATCATTGAAGGAGAAGAAGGTAAATATTTAGAAACTTTAGTTAACGATGGAGAAGATGTTTGGAAATATAGCTCTCCTACTATAGATACTTTAGTTACTAAATTTATATGTCATTTAGGAATGATGTGTAATTGTTTAAAAAATAAACCTTGGAAACAATCTCATATGAGGACAGATAAAAATAATTTCTATAATTTATTAAAGAAAGTATGGAAAGATTATATTGTATTATTAGTATATGCTAATATGGATGCAGAAGCTATTACAGAAATATATTTAAAAAAATCTCAAGTAAATAAATTTAGACAAAGAAGTAATTATTAATGATTGTAGAAAAATATTTAGATTTTGATGATTTATATCATAATTTAAACAAAAATATATTATTTAATCCAACCAAATATGTTAATTATATAAAAGGTAAAGGAGCTTATCTTTATACTTCTTTTATAGAAACCATAAATTATGATTGTAATATAGATTTAGGAGAATTAATTTATTCAAAAAATAAATTTTATAAATTAATTAAGAGTTATTTAGATTTAAAAGAATGGGATTTATTTAAAGAAAAATTAAAAACTACTAAAGGAAATTCTTTAACTTTTTATTTTAAAAAAGATAAAAAACAACAGGGTACTACTTCAGATAATGGTCCTTGTATATTATCTATGGTATTTACCAGAAAGAAAGATGTATTTGATAAAGTATTTATATATTATAGAACTACCGAATTAAATAGAAGATTTGGAGCAGATTTAGTATTTTTTCATCATTTATTAAAAGACTTAAAAAATATAACCAATTTAAATTCTATAAATTTTGTTTTTCCTTTATCTTATATACAATTATTAAATATACCTTTAACTTTGAAATTAGAAAATATAAATATACAAGACATAAAGGATTCATATTTTCATAATATGATAGAAAAAGATATTAATAATATTTTAAAAGGAGAAAAATTATCTTCTTATAAAACGAAAAGAAGAATGCAATTATTAACTTTAAATAAATTAAAAATAGAAAACATAGACATAAATCAATTGAATTTAAGAAAGGAAAATAAAAAATTATGAGAATTTACATGAATGCAACAGAAGCTTTCGAAGAAGTAAAAAGAGATTTAGCTGAAATGGGAATTTTGGTTAAACCTAAAACCATGCAAGATAAAATAATTGAAGGAAACTCCGATTATGAAACAAAAGAATTGCAAAATTATTGTTATACAATTTTGGATGTAAAATCAAAGGAAGTACCTAATGTTATTCAACCTTGGGCCGACGAAGAATTTAAAGAAAGAGTAACAGACCCTTTTAAGAATTACCGAGATTCGAATGGAAAAGTTGATTTTACTCGTATGGAAAAAGAAGATTATAAAAATTTATTTATTAATCCAGGTAAGGCTTATAAACTTAGAGAAGAAGTATGGAATGAGTATTTACATGAAGGTAAATTAGCTTATACTTATAATGAATTACTTTGGAATAATGACCAATTAACTAAAATAATTAATAGGTTAAAAGAAGATTCTGATTCAAGACAACTTTGGATTTCTCTATGGAATCCCGAAAAAGACCCCAATTTTTTAGGAGGAATATCTAGAGTACCTTGTTCGTTGGGTTATGGTTTACAAGTGAGAGAAGGTAAATTAAATTTACATTATGTTATGAGAAGCTGTGATTTTTCTACTCATTTTGCAAATGATGTTTATTTGGCTATAAAATTCTTGGAATGGGTAGCAAAAAAAACTGATTACCCTGTAGGTAATTTTACTCATACTATCTTTTCTTTACATGTTTACAAAAAAGATTTAAATAATGTATTTTAGGAGGATTAAATAATGAAAATAAAATTTTTTAAAAATGTTAAAATACCTACAAAATCTCATCAAAGTGATTGTGGTTTAGATTTATATTTACCTGAAGAATTTTATATTGAACCAGGAGAAACTTTAGCTATAGGCCTTGGTATAGGAGTATCTATACCTGAAGGCTTTGCCGGAATGATTGTTCCTAGAAGTTCAACTGCTAAAAAAGGTTTAATTTGTCAAACTTCTATAATTGACCCTGGTTACAATGGTGAAATTCATTTAATTGTAACAAATGCTTCTAAAATAACTTGGCACTTTGAAGCAGGTGATAGGCTTGGAAGTTTAATTGTTTATTCTATTTTAAATCCATATTTAGAAATAGTAGAAGAATTTGAAAAATCAGAAAGAGGAGAAGAAAGATTTGGTTCTTCGGGACAATAATATGAATAAATTAATTTTATTCGATTTTGAAGTATTTAAATATGATACCTTATTAGGAGCTTTAATTATTTCGGAAGATAAATTAGAAGTAATTCAAACTTGGGATTTAGAAAAAATTAAAAAAATCTATCAAGAATATTCAGCTTCTTTTTGGATAGGACATAATAATCAACATTATGATAATTTTATTTTAGAAGCTGTTTGTAGAAATGAAAATAGTTATAAGGTATCTAAAGAAATTATTGAAGAGGATAAGAAAAAATATTTAAATATTCAATTGTATAATTATGATTTAACGGTTAATCATTTCGGAAGTTTAAAAGCTATTGAATGTGCGGACGGAAAAAATATATCAGAATCCAAAGTATCATTTGATATAGATAGACCATTAACAGAAGAAGAAAAAAGAGAGGTTGAAAGTTATAATTTAGATGATTTGGACCAAACTTTAGATGATTTTTTAGCTACTAAAAATGAATTTCAATTAAGATTAGAAATAATAAAAGAATTTGATTTAGATTTAGATTGTTTATCCATAACAGGAACAAGATTAGCTGAAAAAGTATTAAAAGCTAAAAAAATAAAAGGTATAGAAAATCAATATATAGCTCCACCTTTATACCCAGACCTTCAAGTTAAAAATCAAGATGTATTAAATTTTTATTTATCAGAAGGATTTAGAAAAGGAAAAAGTATTAAACTCAATCTTTGTGGGGTAGAACATAAATATGGTTCAGGAGGTTTACATGCTGCAAGAAAAAAATCACATAAAGATTCTTTGTTATATTTTGATGTGACAGGATATTATAATTTAGTAATGATATTAAAAGATTTGTTACCTCGTTCCATAGGAGAAGAAGGTAAGGAATTGTATAATCATATGTATCAACAACAATTAATTTTAAAAAAAACTAATCCCTTAAAAAGAGCCGTTTATAAAATTATTTTGTTAGCTGTTTTTGGAGCAATGAATAATGAATTTTGTGCATTTTATGACCCTATGAAGGGTAGTTTGGTAACTATGGTAGGTCAAATGTATATTACAGATTTACTTGAAAAAATGGAAGGTAAAGCAGAAGTATTTCAAACAAATACAGATGGTATTATGGCTTATCCTGTGGGAAATACAACCGTAGAAGAATTAAAAGATATAATTAAGGAATGGATGAATAGAACAGGATTTAATCTAAAATTAGTAGAAATAAAGGATGTTCATCAAAGAGATGTTAATAATTATATGTATAGAGAAATGGATGGAACTATAGTAACCCGAGGTGATGCTGTAAAATATTACAATCATTGGGAAAATTCTCTAGATGAAGATATATTTAAAGCAAGAGAACCTGCTATATTACATTATACTACAGTAGAATTTTTCATGGAAAAATTAATGCCAGAAAAAGTTATTGAAAAATATAAAAACAATTTGAGAATGTTTCAATTTATATGTAAAAAAAATAGTTATGATTATTTAGAATATGAAGAAACTAATCTCGATACAGGTGAAATCAAAACAACTAGAATTCAAGATGTTAATAGAGCTTTTCCTTTAAAATCAACCAATGTTGTAGGTATGGTTAACAAACGTAAAAAAAATGGAGAAAAATCTAAAGTAGCTAGTTTACCTGATAGCATATTTATATACAATCAAGAAATTCTTTCTCCTGAAACAGTCGAAAAATTAAAAGAAGAAATAGATTACAGTTATTATATAGATAGAGCTATAGAAAGAATATCTGAATTTATAGACATTTATTATATTAAGGATTTAAAGATATGAATAAAAGAATAGAAAATGAAATTCGAAAAATATATATTTCTGTTTTCAATAAGGTTTATAAAACTGTTAAAAAAGAAAAGATATTATATAGTAAAAATAAACAAGAGAAAATAGATGATATTATTTTACGATTAGAAAATTCAAAAAAATATAAAGAGTTTGCTGAAAAATTTGCAAAAGAATTATCAAAAAGAGGTTTATCTCAACAAAGAGGTATATGGAGAAAATTTTATGCAGCTGCAAAACAAAAGAAACATATTGTATTACCTTCAACATATAAAGAATTTGAATTATTACAATTTAAAAAAGCAGTATTACATAATCTAAAAATGATTAAATCAATTCCAGATGAAGTAAAAGAAGTATATAAATATAAATATACTAAAACATTAATAAACTCAGTAGTTTTAGGTAAAGTTGGAAGAAAAACTTTTGAAAAAGAACTTTTAGAATCTGGAGCAAAGAGAGCAAAATTAATTGCTCGAACGGAAACAGCTAAATTACAAACTAGCATATTAGAAAATCGTTCCTCTGATTTAGGTTCAATAGCATATATTTGGAAATCGTCAAACGACAGACGAACTAGACAATCACATAAAGAAATGAACAATGTTGTTGTATTTTGGAGAAAAAATTTAGAAAAACCTTTATTAGATGGAATGTATGGTAATGCAGGAGAATTTCCAAATTGTAGATGTACACCACTACCAATTTTTGATGAAAGTGATTTAAGTAAAAATGTATATAAATTATATGATTATCGAAATCATACAATTGTAAATGTAACAAAATTTGAATTATTACAATTCATGAATAATAAACAAATATTTTAAAATATAAAGCTTAAAAACAATAGTTTTTTAAACTTTAAAAAATTATTTATATAAATATAGGAGGAATAATATGAGTGAAAAAACATATATAAATAAATTAGAAGAGATGATTGAATCTAGAGAAGAAGCAATCGAAAATTTAACAAAGGTTATTAATGACCAATTAGGAGTAATAGAAGTTTTAAGTAAGGATGATGAAGATAAAAAAAATAAAAGATTTACAAAATTAATAAATGAACTAAAAGAACAAACAAATGTTCTTGGAAAAAATATTGAAAAATTAATGACTAAAAATGAAAATACTACTAAATTAATTGAAATATTAAGAAGTAATAAAGAATATGATAAAATTTGTACTTTAGTAATGGATGAACTTGAAATATTTAAAGAAGAAAATTAAATATGAACATTTTAGAAAAAACTTTATATCGAGAATTATATCGTAAAAGTTTTTATGAATTTGTAAAAGATTTTTGGAGCGAAGCAGACCCATCCAAATTAGTTGATGGTAAATTGATTCAATTATATTGCGAAACCTTTCAATATCTGTGTAAACCTTGGGTTGGTTATGAAGAAATAAATGTAGAATTACCTAAATTAAAAGAAGATGATATATTAATTGATATTAGAGGAAACAAAAATAAAATAATTATAAATGTTCCTCCTCGTCATTCAAAATCAATGATATTTAATGTTTTAGGACCGACTTGGATTTGGTCATATTTTCCTATTAAAGCCGCATCAATCTCTCATACTGGTGGATTAGCTAAAAAAATGAATATGAAACGTCAATCTTTAATATCTTCAGAAAGATATAAAGAAATTTATCCAGATATTAAAATTGTCACAGATTCTAATACATCTTTAATTGATTCTAGAGGAGGGGAATTATATTCATTAAATAAAAATGCATTTACTGGTTATGGTGGGGATATAATTATTAACGATGACTTAACAAATGCAGAAACAGCAAGAAAAGATATGGAAGAAATGAATAATTCTTGGGAATATTATCGTAATACAATGCCTTCACGAATTAATGATATAAATAAATGTATAATTTTAAATATTCAACAAAGGTTAGCTCCAAACGATGTTACAGGACGAATTTTATCAGATTCTAAATTATCAAAAAATTATATTCATTTAGTATTACCTGCTAAATTTGATAGAGATACATATGTTGTTTGTCCTATTTCAGGAGATATATTAGTTTGGAAAAAAGGTGAATATTTATGGCCTGAAAGATTTGGAAATTATGAATCTTTAAGAGATGATGTGGGTGAAGTTATTTGGAAAACACAATATATTCAAAATCCAACCGCAACTGATAAAACAGTATTTAAAGAAGATATGCTTGTTTTAAAAGATAAAAATGAAATTCCTGGAATTGAATATGCAGATATGATTTATGCTTCTCATGATTTCCCAGTTAAAGATAAAGAAAAATCAGACAATTTAGGAAGTGTTTTAGCCTATAAAATAGGGGCAACACTTTATATAATTGATTGTTTGGAAAAGAAAATGGGATTTACAGCAGGTGTAAATTATGTAAGACAATTAGATTCTCATTATCTAGGTTCAATTCAAATTATTGAAGATAAAGCAAATGGAAGTCCTATTATTGAACAACTTCAAGATGAAATTCCAGGAATTCAAGCATATAATCCTGGAACAAATTCAAAAGTCCAAAGGGCTGAATCAAGTTCGTTATACATGCAAAATGTTGTTTTTGTTAAAACTAAATTTAATAAATTTACTAATACATATGAACTTTCGGAGTCATTAAAAAATTTAATTCAAAGATTGTTAGATTTTCCTTTTGTTAAGCATGATGATATCGTCGATGCGTTTACTATGTTAGTATTATTTGTGTTTATGGATAGAAGATACAGTGTTTATGGAAGGTCATTTAATGATTATAATATTTGTGATATTTCACAATTTAAAAATTTAAATTATTCAACTATTTTCTTTAATAGAGAAGGAGATATTTGGAAAGCATTAGAAATATCAGTTCTTTATGGAGTAACAACTAAATTAGTTGTAAAGAAAGAAACAAGATTTAAATCATCTGTTGAAGAGGGATTATTGAAATTAAAGGAATTTTCAAACGGTAAAAATATATTTATTGATTGTAGTGAAAGTAGTGCCCTACGAGGAATGTATTCAAATGGATATACTATTGAACGATATGAAATTGAAGACTTTGAACAATCTGTTGCTCAAGTAAATCTCGCATTTTCAAAAAAATTAATTTTAATTGATAAGAATTGTAAATTATGTACATCAGATATTGATACTTTTAAATTTTCAAAAACTAAAGATGAAACCGTTAAATATAAAACAACAAAAGATGGTTTTGTTTCTTGTTTAAGAACAGCCCTAAAATATTATGGAGGTATTATTTAATACCTTCTTTTATTTTTTTAAAATAAATTATGATATTAATTTAGATACTTTTAAAAATATGATATAATTAAATTGTAAAAATTAATAAAAGAGGGGTAAAGAAAATGAAAAAATTAAGTAAAGCACAACAACAAGTATTAGATGACTTGAATAATACTATTAATGTATTAAGAAACTATAAAAATTTTGAGGACTTCTATGATAATTCACCATTCGGAGAACAAGACACATTTACATGCGGGGCATCCTGTAATTCAAGATTTAGAACAAGTGAATTAGCAAAAATTAACGGTGGAGTTGAAAAATGGGAAAAAGATAGAAAAGACTTTGAAAATTGTAAAAATAATGGAATTTTAATAGTTTTTGCTAAAACTGAAACAATAAAAGCCTTAGAAAAGAAGGGTGCAATTAAAATTATTAAAGAAGCAGAATTTAAAGGTAGTTGTGAAATAGTACAAGTTTTAGAAGGAGGTAAAGAATAATGAAAAAAAAAAT